GGAAACACTTCTGCCAGTAGGCGAGCGGCACCCGGCCGCCGTGCCGGCCAGAGATCCGATCGGCCTGGGCAGCTGCTTTCTTACGTCGCTCGGTTTCTGGTGCTCTACTTGTCAGGGACATAGCGTTTCACTAGCTGCCTGGCATGGTGCCATTGTTTCGCCGATAGGTCGCCCTTTCGATTGTACTGTTCCAGGAGGCTGTCGCGGAACTCGAGATCGGATGTCATCGTCGGCTTCAGGTTCGAAAGCGCCAGTATGGTCTTCTGGTCTGCCGTCAGCATGCGGCCTACGGCGTCAGGCTTGCTCATACATCTTGCTCAGGTGGCGCTCAAGCTCGGGATCATCCTCGAGCTTCACACCGAACACGGCCAGGGTCTTGTCGAGCTTCATGCTGTACGCCAGGCACCAGCCGCCCGTGTACGCTTTCCACTCATCGGACATCTCACGCCAGGAACTGCGCACTGCCTCCATCGCTACGATCGCGTTGCTCCGTGCGAACATGATCTCACCTTCACTGATGAACTTCTCGGTGCGGCTCACTTGCGATCACCGATCAGCGCATCGAGGATCGCGATCTTGAAGTCCTGCCAGCGCAGCCGCAGCCAGTTACGTGCGAGCTTCAGCTTCAGTGGCAGCTTCAGGAAAAAGTACTTAATGCCGATGCCGGCGATGCGAACCTGGTTGCGCTTGATCTCCAGCTTGGCTATCCAGATCCTGCGGTGTAGGTTCAGCCGCGGACCCCAAGAGCGAACATTCACCAGGCAGCGCTCCCACCAGGTCAGCGTGTAGTACTGCATGCCGGCATGGCCCATCGACATGTTGATCTCGGCCGCGACTTCGGGCGGTAGCTCATCGATGGCCAGGCGATTGCCAGGCGTAGGTGGATTGATACTGCTGAACGGCAGTTCAGTGATTTCGAGAGTCTCGTTGTACCGCGGGATGAATGAGTACTGAAAGCAGCGCCTCGGCGCATCCCACGTATGTACCAGACCGCTTCGGCGTGGTTCCATGTTGTGCTCCTCAAAAAGCGGCACCGGAGAGCTTGCGGGATCCGGCGCCGCCTGGTGCCTAAGTGCCTGGAGATATTGGTGTGTTCCGGACCTCCGGCACCTGCTTCGCTTGGGCCAGGTCAGTATAGCACCGCTTGAGATGATCCAGAGAGGCCTTTGGCATGGTCACGGGTATGGCCTCCATGCCCAGGTTCAACAGCACTCGAGTCCTGTGGCGGCCGTCCCTGAATCCAATGCGCCCGTCGTATGAATTGATGTGGATGTTGGCCATCTCGATGACTTGATTCTCAGCAAGGAATTTCTCAAAGCGCTCGAAGCGAACATCCTTAAGCCATCTGCCGTTCTTGCCGTTCGATAGATCTGGTGCGATGTACGCTGGATGCGTAGACCAGCCAGCTTCAAAATCCTCGGCTTTGATCAGGGCCATTTCTAACCCGAACTGCTGACGCAATCGCGAAGAAGGGTTCACGCCTGATCGCGATCTCACGAACTTCCGCTCGCCGATTGTCGGTACATGGAGCAGCCAGCAATCAGCCATACGGCGACTTCGGCTTCGGCCTGGTCCAGAGGCTAAGCTCGTTGGCCTTCTCGTCGTCCGGTAGCTCCATGTCACCCATTCGCCGCATGAATGCCCAGGCTATGACGCAGGTGGCGACCAGGTCATCGTGCTCGACCATCGGGAACTTGGCGCATTGGCTGATCACGTCGAATGCCCAGTCCCTCGAGACGTACCAGATCCTGCCGGCACGCAGGATCCCGGAGACCATGTGCGCTCGATACGGCAGGTCCTCAGGTCCGGCCTTCACTTTCCACACCGGGATCCCGCCGGCCTCGAACTCCTGGATCAGGCTGATGCCGCTCGCCTTGTCCTCGATGAGCGTGTGGTCCGGATTCCAGCCTTTCTCGTGGCGGATCGCTGACTCGCGAAGCTCGCCGAACTCCATCCGCTCATTCATGCGCTCGAGCAGCATGGCGTTGAGCGCCAGGTCCTCCCGCCGGCCAGACATCGAATGCCAGAACAGCCCCCAGCTGGTGCGTGCCGAGTAGTCATTCTCCTGGCCTTTCTTGAACGCGGTGTCGTACACCGTGATGATCTGCTCCCACTCGGGATACGGCATCTGCTCGCCGGCCTTCGGATGGTTCGGCGGGTACGCCCAGTTCTGCCACCACTTGCGCTTCAGGATCAGACCGCCGCCGGCCTCCGGATCCTGATTGTACTGGGCCTCGTAGTCGACGGTGCCCATGCCGGACTTCTCGGTCTTGGTCTCCTCGTCGCCAAAGCGCTGCGGGTTCAGCAATGTCTTCGGCTTGGTGCGCTCATCCTGGTACAGCGGCTCGACTTCTTTCTCGACCATTTCCTTGTAGTCGAGATCGCGGCCCTTCGGATTGGTGAACGTCCGGCAGTGGCGCTTCGGGTCGTACTCGTTCGGTAGCATCAGCACTACCCATCGGCCGGCTTCGCCGTCGAGGATATGACCGACCAGGTCCATGTCGTGAGACCGCTGACAGATGATTACCTTCTGGCCTGTGGTTGGGTCATTAAGACGTGACCGCCAGCTGTTGTCGTACCAGCTGAGGGTAGAGTGCCGCTTCGGATCCGAGTGCACATCTGCCATGTTGTGCGGGTCATCGATGCACAGCACGTCGCCGCCCTCGCCCGTCGTCTTACCAAGGCAGGACGTCGAGATACGATAGCCGTGCTTATCGTTGACGTAGCGCGCCTTCTGATTCTGACCAGGGTCCAGGTAGAACTTGCCGCCGTAGCGCTCCTGGTACCAGCCCGACTGGATGATGTCCCTGGCCTTGACCGCATCACGCAGCGCCAGGTCATGCGAGTAGCTGGCGTACATGAACTGGACCTCAGGCTCATCGGACCACCACCAGGTAGGCCAGATGACCGAGACCGTTAGCGACTTGGTTTGCCGCGGCGGTACGTTGATGATCAGGTTGCGGATGTCACCTAGCGTGACGTACGCCAGGTGATCGCAGATGGCGTCAATGTGCCAGTTATTCTTGAACGGCCTCGATTCGACCAGCGGCCAGACTGCCGGCACGTAGCGGCGCAGATCCCGGCGCAGCCATTCGGCCTCCATTTCCGTGAAGGTCGCCTGCTGCTGCGCCAGGTTCATTGCCATACTCAAACACGGTCAGGGCTGCCCCCACCCCCGACCGATCTCCGTGCGCCCTCGCCCGAATCTACCATCCGAATGCTATGTGCCCAGTGAACCAGACCGCCAGTGCCCAGAAGGATCCGCGTCGTGCACGCATCCCCCAGCCTTGCGCGGTCTGCCGCTTCGAGAAGCCGAACATAAACCGCAGCACCTCGCTCCAGGTATCGCCCTGCTCTTTGTTGAACAGCGCCTTGAACTCGACTGCAAAGAACTGAATGATGATCAGCACCCAGCCAATCTCGTCGGTACCCATGTGCTCGAGAATCCAATCCATCACGTTATCTCCCCGTCGTCTTTCCGCCACCGTATCATCTCGCTCAGGTCCATAGCCACGAACGGCATGCACTCGGCAACCTCTTCTGTCCTGGTGGTCATCAGCCAGATCGCGAATAGGAATCCCAGGAAGCCGGCGCTCTGGTCGATGATGCCCTTACCCTTGTGTCGCACGAAGCGATAGCCGGCGTACACCAGGAACAGCCCGAGCGTGATGACCGGCGCCACCAGGAGCAGCGCCAGTGCATACAGAACGATCACGGGCCGCTCACCTCTACCGTTGGATTGTCGACCTGGCCAAGCGGCGAGTCATCCGGGATATTGAAATCAACCACCGCCGCGGTGCCGCGGTCGTCATTGATCTCGATCGGCACATACCGGCACTGATAGTCGCCAGGCGTAAGATCTGGCATCCCAAGCTCGAACGTGCCATCAGGCACCAGGTCCTGGAGTACCGAGAACGGACCACCCAGGACCGCCAGGGCAATCTCGCAGCCCTTGTAGTCTGCCGGATCCGCCGGCTGGCCGCTCTCACGTTCGAGCGGTATTCCCCATTTCGCTGTCGCTGTTCTCGCCATCAGTCCTAACCTCCACACAACCCTCGGGTTCTCTACTGGTCCAAGCGGATCCTTCCTGCAGAACAGGCCGAGCCATCGGCACAGCCATGCACGGATCCGCTCCCACATTCTTACGAACAGTCAGCCACCACCACAGGCGGCTGCACGTTACCGAACCAGGCGACCAGGTCGCTCGGCACACCGTAGTGCCCGTTGACCGTCTGATTCGGATCGCACGTCGTGCCGGCCGGCACTGTACCAACGGCCAGCAGCACGTACTTATCCTTCTGCTTCACGATGTCGAACGCCGTCAGGTTCTGCACCGTCAGCATGGTCGGCGGCATCGGTACCAGCGGCGGTATGAGCTTGGTGACCTCGTTGCTGAAGTCGCTCTCCTGCACTGGGTCCGCGCTGTTGTACGCCGTCGACACAAAGAAATACGTCAGGCCTTCAGTCAGGCCAGGCACCGTGAATGTCGTAGCTGTCGGATCCGCGATGTCGACGCTCACCGGGTACGGGCCGCCTTGCACCTGGCCCAGGTAGATCTTGAAACCGGCCAGGTCGGTCAGCGGCGTGCCGTCAGTGTTCTGCGTCGGCGCCGTCCAGGTCAGCACAGCCTCGCCGGCTTGCGCGAACTTCCCTACGCCAATGACGACAACGATGACCCAGGCCAAGAAGGCGAGCTTTAGCCATCGCCTCCATCTGATTGGTTGCTTTCGATCTCCATAGCTGATCATGATTTCTCCTCGTAGATCGCGCTCAACAGTGCCTCCACCCTCGCCCAGGTTACTTCAGCCGGCTGCAGGATCCCGCGAGTGTCGACAGCGTGATCGAGCGTCACCATCGCATGCTCGACTCGAGGCTGCCCCCACTTCTCGATCAGGACATCCTTCTCAGCCGGCGTGATCACGGCGCTGCAGGATTCGGCATCGCTGCCCAGGCGGTCACATCTGTCAGTTCCTGCCCACGATCTGCAGAATCCCAAACCTCGCCGCGCTGATCAGTGCATTTACGTGATCCCGACTCGACGACAAGATTACCACCGCCCTTGTCCCTGGTTAGCATTACCTTCCGGCCGAAAGCAGGCAGACGTGCCGTTACTCGGATCCATGTTAAGTCATCAGCCATTTGCTTTACCTCTACAGTTGGATTCTGGACCGGACCCAGGCTCACACGACTGGGCTACGCGCACTCATCGAATTCGTGATCGAATCCCTCCAGGTAGATGACCTGCTTGGCCGGCAGATCTCCGTTGAGCTTCTGGATGACGTGGATCTCGTCCTCCGGGATCTCTTCATCGATGACAATAGCGTACCCTCCGAGCAGCCTGCTCAGTTGCTTAAGTTCAGCCCGATGCTGATCGTTGCCCCGTACTTCCATCGTGTTCCCGTCGTGCGTGTCACGCTTTCCGGCTCCTACTTGTGCCTACCTGTAACCCACCGCTGTCTATTTTACCTAAGTAATGACCGATACAACAACCGATGAATAAACCGATCATGTTCCCCCAGGTGACCAGGTCGAACACGTCGACCAGGATGCGACCGACCAACAGGTAGCCCAGGATGTAATAGACCACTACGACCTTGAGCCAGTTCACTTGCGGATCTCGAAGTCACCCGGGCACATACCTGGTGCATGGTTATCACCGCAGTCGAAGCAGTAGGGATGAAACATCAGGTTAGCGGACACGCGGCGCCTGGTCTTCTCTTCCTTCTCGTTCAGTTCCTCGATCTCTTCCTCAGATAATCGGGCTGTAGAGTGCTGTACTTGGGTGTTGGGTGCCGCGAGTTGTGTTTCAGGGCACTGTGGTGCCCAATTTTGAGGGTCATTTTGCTCAAAAACGTCCTTTTCGAGCCTAACGGGCACGATGTGCACTACTCTCACGGGTAGATCTGCCCAGTCATCAGGCAGGTCGACGTCCTCCCCGTCGACGATGCAGGCGGTCTCGACGCCTGGCGTGCTGCGCAGTACCAGCTGGCCATCCTTCACGATCACCAGGCATTTCATCGTAGCACCAGGTACCCCGTCATCAGCCAGAAGAGCACCATCACGATCACCACCCAGATCCAGGTGCGTACTGGTACGCCGGCTAGTGCTCGAGGCTTCTCGTCATGCGTCGTCATGGCTCTTGAATTGCAGCAGGTGATACATCTCGCCATCGTCTCCCTGGCGTGCGTCAATCTGCTCAGGGTCGATCACGCGGCGCATCCAATCGTACAGCCGATCAGACCGTATCCATCGGCGCCGTTTCTGTATCTCAATGCAGGCAGCCTCGAGCGACTCTTCGCTCAGATCATACGGGATGGTGCCGCCTTCAGGTTTCAGTGGCGCCATGCCGAATGACTGGCTGCCAGGATGCGCCGCGCTCTGCAGCGCTACGCCGTCATCAGGTATGACCTTCTCGCTCACCACGGCTGCGGTGGCTACGCCAAGCAGGCGCTTCAGGAATCCTCGTCTCTTCATGTCGTGACCTTGTCTGGACTTGAACGACCGTTCGTTTCTCGTTCGCGTTTCGTTCGCGTTTCGTTCGGGCTTAAGTCTTCCCTGTTTGAGATCCGCTGACGATGTCCTCGATGTACTTGTCGCGCTCCTTCACAGGATCGGCAGGCGTTTCGACCTCTTCAGGTGTTTCTGCCTCGGTCTTACCTTCCTCGGCCTCGCGTTCCTTTTTGCGTTTCTCACGCCGCCTGGCGATCTTGCATGCAACATCCTTCTCGCCGAAGTCCCTGCAGATCTCTTTGGCTGACCGCGAAGAGGGCATTATTTCTGCGTCCTCTCCGCGGCCTCATCAATGTCCTTGCCTCGCTCACGCAATACATCATACGTGGAGCGACCAGGCTTGCCGATAGTCTCCGGCGTTGGCTTCGGTGCTGTGCTCCGCTTGGCTTGCTCTGCGCGAGCCGCCTGGCTGGCGCGTCCACCCTCCTCGACGCGACGTTCAATCTCGCGGCGTCGGACCTCAGGTTTCGCAGGACCCGGTTTCGGGCGCTTCGCACCTGGAGGTTTGGGCTTTGGCGGATCCATTGGAGCACCGTACGACGGTGGTTTCTTCGGCGCCCCTATCCTGGGGGGCCGAGGTTTCCCCGGCGGCTTCTTCGGAGGCTTGTCGGGCCTGCCTGCGTTGGTCCTGCGCTCTGCTCTACGATCTGTGTGCTGTGGCATTACTTGGTACCCCAAAGTTCTTCGGCCGCCTTCGCGATCTCCGCTTTGCGCTCCGGCGACATGTCTTTCGGATCGAATTCTTTTTTAGGTTTCGGTTTCCGCACCGGCTTGCCCATCTGGCGCCCAGCATTAGCCAAACGATCTGATCGGCGGTCACCCATTACACTTTGACCTTGCCGCGCTTCTTGCGCTTCTTGCGCTTCTTGGGAATCGGCTCGAACCTTTCGCTCCTATGGTACAGCGGCATCGACTGTTCCGTACGAGTAAGGCCGGTTCCATGCTCACGTGAGACCTCGCCGCCGCGGCCAGGTATCGGCATCGCTCCACCGAATCCAGCGCCTCGCGTTTGCTTTTTCTTTTTCTTGCCGCCGTATCCACCAACAGCACGCGCAACTTTCCTTCCCGGTTCAGTCGCCATGGCTGACTCAAGAGCACGACCAATCTTCTCGCGTGCACCCTTTGGCGCCTTCTTCGACTGAGCCGTCCTGCGTTCAGTGCGTCGTTGGGCAACTGACTTTTTCTTCGCTAGTTTCTTGGTGGGGATTGGTTCGGCCACGGTTTCCCTGATACCCGCAGCAACCGCATTGGCGATACGCTGCACCGCACGATCTGACAGTTTCTCAGGCATTACTTCTGCGATGGCAAATCACGAACCTTCCCGTACCGGGAATCGTCGTAGCCACCGCTCTCCGCTTTGCCCTGGCGCTCCGACCGCAGTGTAGCTGAGGAGCCTTCATCGGCCGCTCGTGTCTTGTACGGGGGATCGTCGAGATCGTTATAAGGCGGGTAGTGCGGCCAGTTCTCTTCCTTCCTGAATCCGCAGTTAAGTTTCTCGCCGCCGGCTTCCTCTGGATACGTGTCCAAAGGATCGGCCTTCTCGGGCGTCTCGTGTAGCTGCCCTGGTTTTAATCGCTCGTCCATTGTGGCCCTCCAACAATGGTTTGTGATCACTCGCGGATACTATCACCCTCGAGCTTTGTGTGTCCTGGTCGGGTTGCCGCTCGGCGTCACGCAAGGGTGACCGGGTAGCGCACCGCACTTCGGACATTCGTTTTCCATCTCAGGATCGGTGCCGCCACCTGACTCCTCTGCCGGCGCTGCTGGCGCTGCTGCCTCACGCGCTCGGTTGCGCGCCCGTCCGGCAGCGTTCGCTTGCCGTTGCTTCAGGTTTTTCCTGCGGCCCATGATGCCCTCCTACATTCTGCTGAGAAATTTCTCCACCGCTGCTTCGAGCGGCTCGTATAGATTGCCCAGCACTACGCCGGCAGCCATGCCGCCGAAGAACAGCAGCGTGGCGCCTGGCCAGACAAAGAAAATGATGCCAGCGACTACGGCGACGGCGATTGCTTGCTTGCCAAATTTCTTGAAAAAGTCCATGTCGTGTCCCCCTTCAGTTGATCGAGGAGCGCGTTCGGCGTATGAGAGCCATGTATCTCAGGTGGGCTGATGGCTGGGTACAGTACGGTCTCCCTTCCCCAGCGGCCTCTCGCGGTGCCTCCAGCTATCATTGGCCGCAGCCTAAGCCATCACAGGTCATCACCGAACCGTTCTTTACCAGGAGCTACTCGCTCCCTTCATCGCCCGTTGCAGTTGTTTGCCTCTCGTCGAACGCGCTCACGCAGTACTGGGCACTGCGTCAGCACGCTAAACTCGAGCTTTCGCTCGTCGCGCTCGGTATTCCCTCCTCGCCTTTGCGTCAGCATCACGCAGCGCATCCTCTTCAGCAATCCGCGCCTTGGCCGCTGCCGTGCTCTTGGCCTTGGTCCAGCCGATCGCCTTGCAAAATTCATCCAGTAATTTTTCTTCATGCTTCGCCTGAAGCTCGGCGAGCGCCGCGGCTGCAGCGTCTTTGGTTTCCAGGGTGAGATCGATGCCACGCATTCCGATGCCATGAATGCCGGCCCTGACCGACAGGCGCACGGTGAACTCGCCGCAGTCGCGACTAGCGCCCACGTGTGGATCCTCTCATTGCTTTGGATAGTCGGCCGGATCGCTGGTCGGCCTGGGTGAACTCTTTAGCGACTGCCTGGGACGGGCCTTTGTTGCGCGCCTTCTCCGGGTTGTGCGCAATCATCGCCATGTATCTGGCTTGCTTGTTCGACCTGCTCGGCATCACGGTACCCTCCGTGCGTTTGCCGGAGTGTATCAATCCCGCGAAGAAATCGCGACTCTATTTCCAGCGTCTCCGCCAGCGCAAACATGTCATGCCTGCTAGGCTCGCTCATGGCCTGCCGCTCAAAATTCTGATCTCACATGCCCGGCGGCGAAGCCGGCCACGATCATGCGTCGACACGACAGGCAGATAGAGCGGATATCCGATCGGCACGCGAGCCTGGCGATCGCCGTAGTGCGCGCTCCACAGCGCGTACCGCGTTGGATCCTGGACATAGAGATAGGCCTGCGGCATCGGGTAGGCATACCAGAAGGAATCGTGCTCGGCATGCGCGACATTTAGCCCGAAGACTAAATTTAGACAGGCGAGTAAAGCGATCTTAATTTTCACGGGTGGCCTCCCTTGAGAGCCATTAAGGCTCCGGTGCCAAACACATAGATCATGCCCAGTAGCAGGACGATGATCACAATTCTGATTATCCATTTTGCCATGATTTCCTCCTCACGATAGGGCACCGGTCTCATTATCGATGGTCGCCGGAGCGGCCTTATCTGGCAGCTGGGCTGCGTGCTCCTTCAATTCGCCCATCCATTTCTCAAGTACGCCATCTGGCACCTGGGACAGATCCACCCGGTAGGTCTTGGTGATGCGCTGCTCGAGGATCAGTTTCTCGTTGAACATTCCGAGGTGCTGGCCCATGTCGCGGAGCGACTGGCGCTTGTCGTGGAACGTGTACTGGTAATCAAAATCGTAGCCACCGTCGACGATCACTTTGACCCGGTCCCACCTGGCGACGGCTCGCGCCTGCTCGTCGGTGAGTTCGAGTGGCGACTTGCCGATCACCATGCCGGCGCCGCGGTACTCGACCACCTTAAGGTAATCCTTTGGATTGACAAACCCCATCGCCGCAAGCTCTTCGACGACGGCGTCGACCGTGACATCGAAATTGCGCTGGATGACATCGGCCTTGGCCTCACGGAGATGGGCAATGTAGGGCGCCAGCTGTTTCACCAGCGATGGTATTTTCTTCCTGACGGTGGTCTCTGAGTAACCCGCCTTGCGGCCGGCATCGACAGGACTCAATCCCTCGATGACGATCGCCATGCACAGCAGATCCTGCTGCTTGGTCTTCGGCCAGCCGCGGCCATTGTGTCGATCGATCTCAGTCATCAGTACCGAACCCGAATACCTGGGAAGCGCGATTATCGTCGCCTGGGAATTGATGCCAGATCATCAGGGAGTCTCCCTCGCTGACGGGCTTAATCTCGATTCTGTTTGCACCCTGAACCTCCAGGCCGATCTCCTCGAGCACTTTGCCGGCGGCCTCCATCCTGGTCCACCCTGGCAGCCGTGCCTTGTAGCTGGGCACCAGGATCTCAACAGTAGCGTTCACGCTGGTCACGATCATGCCACGAATGACCTCCAAATTTCACCCCCCATGCCCTTGACTGCTGTAGTAAGCTGTAGTAATGTTGGTTTCAGGGTAGCAAATCACAGTATACAGGAGACCAATCATGGCAAAACGGATCACACCGAAGCTGATCAAAGCTTCCGATGACCTCGGACTTGTGAAGGCTCAGATCGCTGAGCTTAACGAAGAGAAGAAAGCCCTCGAGGCGATCATCATCAAATCTGGAGTAGGCGAGATCGAAGGCGATCTCTTCCGCTCTGTCCACGTTCACGCCACCCGCAAGCAAGTTGCCTGGAAGCGCATTGCCGAGAAGCTCGGCGCATCGAAGCAGCTGATTGCCGGTAACACCTCAACTATCGAAGTCGATAGCGTCAAGGTCTCAGCGAGGAAAACGTCATGAAGGAATACAAAGCACTGTTCAGTCACGTCTACGGGAAGGTCGCCGCCCATTGGGTCACCTTCGAATCCTACAACCTCCAGTTTGCGAAGGCCGCCGCTCAGAGGCACGCACGGGATTTCGGGTTGCACTTGGACACCGTCAAGGAAGCCGCCTAATGCATACGAAAATCACTGACGCAATCCAAGAATGTGGGCCGGGTCATCCGGCTCACGTTACTAACCCGCGCAACGATCGCATCGTTGCAATCCGCACGGGCAACAAGCCCGACACTTTCAACCTGGACTTCTCGGATCCGAAGATAGATCTGCGCCAGGAAAAGAACGGCGGCACCCTGTACGACGTGCCGGCCGACCGCGTCCAGCGCGTGATCGCAGTTTTCCTGAATGGTCACAGAACTGACGAGGGCGACAACACCTTCGAGCAGGAAATCAACCAGGCGATCCGCGAGTGCTGGGTAATCAAGGTAACGCCGACCAGGTGCCGCATCGAGTACGAATTGCCGAACTCTGGCTTCACGGGTTCCTGGCGCTATCAGACCACCATCGGCGGCTACACCTACGTGGGGAGCTACTAATGAAAACCAAAGACGCGGTCGCTGCTTTCGACGATCCCCGCTACAAGGATGACGCGAACCACATTCGCGTCGTGACTCGAAGCGGCTGTGAATATGCGGTCTCGCTCGACGTGATCGAAGTCGGGACCGACCAATTTTATCAGGACGACGGCTTTATCTACGGAACACGAATCAATGGAGTACGGGGCGGTCCATTCCAGCGAGGCACCCAAGGCGAATTGCGCTGGTTCTGGCTCCGCAATGTATCACTCAAGGAAGCAGTATGAGCCTCGAGAATGACACCCGCTGCACACTGTGTGAGGAAATCATCCCGGCCGGTACGCCGGCCGCGGACCTCGCCGAGTACACGAATTACACCGACACGTTGCTGGTCGATTCGACTGACCTGGCACACCGAGATTGCGCCGCCGCCACTGGCGATCGGCGCTGGAGCTACGACAAATGAAGCTGACCACCGGCAAATGTCCGAAGTGCTCGAAGCGTTTCAAGCGCATCGTGGCTTACAGATGGAAAGCTGGCCACGGGCGCCGGCTGTATAACGCACGCTGCAACACCTGCATGACACCCCTGGAGCAGACGTGCCTGCCCAATGCGAAAAATTTCATCCTCCGCCCGAACGATCCGATCCTGCAGTTACAAGCATGGCAACTCAACGAGGAACCCAATGGACAAAATGCCTGACATCGGAACACGTGTTCGCTTCACTCGCGAAGACAAGCCCGAGCGCACCGTCACCGGGACGGTGGTCACCCACTACCCGTCGCAACCATTCTATGTCGACGGCAAGAAAGTAGTCCCTGATGACGCCGCGGAGATCAAGGTCGACTCGATCCCCGGCTGGTGGCCGTATCCGGACTACGACACCTTCTGCCCACCCATCCACGAGCTTGAGGAGATCTGACATGGCCTACATGAGCCAGGACCGCAAGAAAGAACTATCGACCGGCATCAAGGCCGCACTGAAAAAGTACGGCGTGAAGGCTTCGATTGCTGTTCGCCATCACTCCACCCTGGTCGTCAACATCAGGTCCAGCGAGATCGACTTCGGAAACAGCCGGGCACCGACACCCGCCAACACCAGGCGCGATGTCCAGTGGACTGGCCACGAGCAGATCAATCCGTACTGGATCAAGGATCACTGGACCGGCAAGGCGCTCGAGTTCCTGACCGAACTCCAGGCCGCGATGAACGTCGGCAACCACAACAGAAGCGATCTCCAGTCTGACTACCACGACGTTGGCTGGTATGTCGAGATCAACGTCGGCCGCTGGAATAAACCCTACGAATTGGAGGTAGCGTAATGGCCGCATCACCAGAATGGAAAGTATTCGACGACAAGGGCAAGTACCAGGCCGCCTGCAAAGAGCCGGAAGCCGCCGCCTGCTTGATGAACTTTTACGGCGACGGCTCCACGATCCGATACGGTCACCAGGTGCGTGATATCGCCTGGACCGAGGGCGTCGATGGGCATGCCTTTGAAAGCTTTGACGCGGTCGCAGATGCCTGCATCCAGAAAAAAAAGCAGATCTACGAAGCCTACCGGAGTTATCAGCGATGAGCATCAATCCATTCCGAGTGACCTGCACCGACCTGGTCGAAAAGGATGGCGTGCTCGAGCAGGTCGTCGTGTTCGCCACGAGTGAGAAGTTCCCGACTCGAGAGACCGCGGCAGCGTACGCCGAGACCGTGGACCCTGGTCGCGATGCGAAGGTCGCTCACACCGGATCCCTGCTCACCGAAAAGACCCCCATCGGCTGGTCGTGCTGGGACGACAATTCATACGACGGTGCGCCGGACGGCGACAACGAAATCATCAATTGTGCAGCGACCGAGATCGAAGCTCTCTTCGATTTCTGTGAGCAATTTGATCGCTGCTACGTTAACTTTTTCGGCGTGCCGTGTGGCGGCAGCCGGACTGTAGATACCGGCGAGGGGTACCCTCGCTGCGACGGGTGTGGAATGTTATGAGTACTTACAAGATCGTTCGATTTTTCCAGGACCACGACAACAAGCAGACCCTCGAGACCGGCCTGACTCTCGAGCAGGTGGAGGAACACTGCGCCGATCCGGAGACCTCGTGGAAAACATGCACCAGTGCCGAAGGCCAGGCACGCACCGAGAAGCGCGGACCCTGGTTCGATGGCTGGTACAAAGAGTGACCCAGGTCCATTGACTTGCTGTAGTATTGCTGTATTATTCACTCAAGGGTAGCAAATTAGCAGGGCATCATGGCACGCACAGACATCCACAGACCGAGCGCCATCCAACCGGAAGACTACGTTTTCGTAGCCTGCCATTACACCCCGAAGGGTGGCGACATCATCGACTTCGCAGCGCTCAGACACGAGCGCGAAATTTTCCGCCGGCACATGGAAGAGACCGGCGGCAAGTTCTCCGGTCACGAGCACGGTGGCAACTGCCACGTCTGCGGCGCCTGGTTCATCGATCACGCTATCTACTACCACCGCAGCACGAATTCCTATCTGACCATCGGCTTCGACTGCGCTGAGAAAATGGCCATCGGAGACGCTCGCGCTTTCCGTAACTGGCGTACCGCTCGCAAGGGCGCACACGAATTGCAGTCCGGCAAGCTGAAGGCCGAGCACATCCTGGAAGAGGCCGAGCTTCCCCGCGCCTGGGAATTGTTCAACATCCTGGACACCGCCGACGATGACCTCGAGTCACGCGATAAGCTACTCGAAGGCCTGCACGGATCGTTGCGCCAACGGACCCAAAACAATGCCTACACGCTGGTCGACATCGTTCGCAATGTCATCCGCTACGGCAACCTCAGCGATCCGCAAGGCGACTACCTGCACAAGCTCATCAACGACATCGACCAGGCCAAAGAGACGCAGGCTAAGTGGGACGCAGAGAGCGCCGCGGCCAAGCCGGCGCCGAGTGGTCGCGTTGAATTTGAAGGTACGCTGCTCTCCAAGAAATATGTCGAGGGCTACTACGGCGATCAGCTGAAAGGCGTCGTCAAAACTGATGACGGCTGGAAAGTTTATCTGACCATCCCGTCCTCAGCCGGCGAGACCAAAGTCGGCGACCGCATCGCATTACGCGCAACCCTGGAAGTCAGCGACGATGACGAGAAGTTTGCCTTCGGCAAGCGCCCGTATCAGCTGCCCCTCGAGGAGACATCATGAGCACAGATTTCACCGTACTGAATGCCGGCAACATTTTCATTCTGAATCCCATCACCGAGGCAGCCGATGCCTGGGTGGAAGAGAAAATCCCTACGACCGACGAGACCCAGACCTGGGGCCAGAAAGGCATCGTCGTCGAACACCGCTACATCCAGCCCATCATCGAAGGGATCCTGGAAGACAAGCTCACCCTGGAGATCGCATCGTGAACACCGCCCAGAAGAAAATCGAACTCGCCAAGATCGTTGGCAAAGACCTGGGCTTCCCCTCAGCCACGCGCTTCAGCGATCTGTTCTCCGTGCTCGAGGGCGCGACCGAAAGCCAGGCCGTCGCCTACCAAGACCGCGACGGCAGGGTCCGCGGCAACGGCACGCGCAGCTGGATCTGGGGCAACATCGACGGCAAGCACCGGAGCTTCTACGTGCAGCCGACCGATGGCGTTATGCGTTACATCACAGACACCGACGTGGTCGGTGGCGAGAAGTATTTCCAGATCACCGACCGCGGCGACAACGTGTCGCTCGTGACCGTTGTCTGGGACCAGATCATCGCCAGCCGCTGGCTCGCGTTCATCGATACCGATTCAATTCCAAAGGCAGAGTCATGAACGGCTACGCCTACCTAATCGGAGACTGCCCGGTCAACTCATCATTCCGCAGCATGGTACGCCACATCAGGCTCACCAGCGGCGTGAAGGAATCCCCAAGGGCATACCGTCGCGCAGCCTATCGTGGCGCATGGAATGCCCTGCAGCACTCGCTCAGAGACTACGCCAGGATGGCCGGACTTCCGGTCCCTGAGAAAAACATATTCCCGCACGGCGTTTGCACTGGCAATCCGTGCACTAAATGCGGCGCCTGGTACAGCGCGCTGAAAGACGATGACCGCTCATGTTTCGGCGACAACACGGAGGCAAAGGAATGAACTACGAATTAGAGATAAGGAAAGACAACGGCTGGATCCGTGTCTGCATCGGCGAAGACTCGTTCAAGCTTGCCGAATACGCGAAGGTCGCCAAGCACTACGCCCAGGCCATCGGCCATCGCGTTTTCAAATCTGACCGCAAGCGCCTGAAGAGTGGCGAGCTTGCCGGCGGCCCGCGGCCCTGCCGCAAACAATCGCCTGGCGTCAGGGACGTTCGAGATCTAGCGAAGGATGCGGCCGAGCACATCATCAAGACCAAACAGAAAACCATCCGCGTGTACCCGCTCGGCAAGACCGCCACCCACACATCGAATCAATTCCGCGCACATCTGTTCCGCCAACTGACCGGCTACACTCCCAGCTATGGAAGGCTCGGCCGGGAGAGATCCGAAGAGATCGCCGTCAAGGAATTCGGCTACACGATCATCGAGGTGGACCCCGACGAGTGGGTATTCACCCCTGACCTGGAGGCAGCAGCATGAATGACGCAAAGCGAAAAGAGATGTTGGAAGATAAAGTCTACACCGCATTCGATGGCGACTGCTTCCCCTGCAATCCGATCCCGTTTGCCACCGCCCTGGCCGCGCATGTTCGCGAGTTCGGTACCGACTCCATCAAGTCAGATGACGCCAAGAAAATCCTCTGGATCCTGATGGGCCAGGCTTACGGCCAGCTGGCCACGATCGACATGTGCGACGAGTGGGACCGGCTCTCCGCAACAGTGAAGCCGGCGGCATGAACGTCATCCCGCACGACGACCGCTACTACGTGGACCTGCAGGGCTTCGACCGGGTGGTCGAGGCTCTGCTGTACGCCGGCATGCTGCAACGCAACGGCGAGACCAGGTCCATCCCCATCTACCAGCACGGCAAGGTCGTGCGATTCAAGAGGTTCTAACCATGGCAAGTGACGACCAGAAAACTCCCCGCCCAAACGAAGGTTTGGTAGACAAAACAATCGCCAACATGGACGAGCTATACAACGCCAACAAGCAACTGACGAAAATGGAGGAAGGTCCCTGGCCTGGCATGAAGGAAGTCGAAAAACAGAAACTACACGTCGAGGCATCGATGGCCAGGTGCCGGCGATGCGGTGACTTCGCGCCGGCATTCCCAACAGCTGGGGTCCTGATCAGGCTATGCGATCACTGCGAGAAAGTGTTCAAAGCTATGGACGGCTGCATGTGGTTCGCTGACATGATCCACGCAGCCTCCCAGAAGGGTAAGAAATCATGAACAGAAAACCGCTATTGGATCCGATGCCAATCACCAAGGCATTCGTACAGATGCACGTCAAAAGCGATCGCGAGAAGATCCGCCACAACAGCGCGGACGATCACGGCCTGAAGGCTCAAGGGTTTTACTACCTGGTTGCCGACAATGACATCCTGCACCCGGCGGCTGGTTGGATCTCCGCGCCTGGCCGCACTCGAACCATGGGCGATTGGCACTGCAGATACGTGCAGCCAACGCGAGAAATCGTCAAGGCCTGCGAGCCGCTGTGCTGCGAAGGCCGTATCGGTTCCTTCGAGATTAAACGGTGGAAGGATCCGGAGCGCATCCTGCTGTTCTTCACCGACTCAACGATGATCGCCAAGTACATTGTCTGCGAGCTTACCGCCGAGACGCTGTTCCAGAAAATCGTAATGGCCGGCATCGAGTTCGACCATCACGAGAGTGACCTCTATGTCAAAAACTCCAAGATGGTGCACGCGATCCTCGAGGAATTTCCGATGAACGCAACTAACGCACGGCCATTCAAGAGCGAGATCGATGGCGAGATGTGGCTCGATGTGCCATTCGCTTACGAGCCGTTCTGGATCCGGAAGGCAGGGACATTATGAGCGACCGAACCAACATCATCGAGTGCGCCGATCAGTATCGAAAACTCGTAGGCCTGCCGCCGTACGATGGACCCGAGAACATTGTCCGCGGCGACGGCCACTTCTCCGCGTCAATCAGAAAAGATTACTCGACAGCCACCAGGGACACGGCGAGAGACATGATCGACATCGAGCAGCTGGAATGGATGGACATCCGCAAGGAATTCATAGCGAGGCGATCATGATTGAATTCTTCGATACCTACGTGCGAACCGATGAAGGGTTCGTTGCCGTCAAGGATGACCTGGTCGCCATCTGCAACAAGCGCGGACTTATGGAGCATACCTACCAGGTCTGCATCTATCGCAACAGGCAAACACACACCCGGCCGATCTACTACATCGGCCAAGGCAGACGTCGCTGGGTTCGCGAGAGCACCGTTGACGCAATGAAGGGACTCCATGGCAAACGCATTCGTAGATGACTGTCGCAACATGTTCGGCAAGCTCGACGCCGAGTGCCGCGCACGCCTCGAGGCAGTGCTCGATAACCCGACCGAAGAGACCTGGGACGATGCCTACTCGTTGATCGTCGGCAAGGATGGCTTCACGACTTTGTGGCAGGCCTGGGTGAAAGTAGATCCAGACGCCCCGCGATCCGGACCAGCGGAAGACTTCGCCGGCAACCGCATCCACGGCTGGCCGTCTTTCCCGGATCAGCTGACGCTGTACCGAGCACTTCGAGAAGTAACCCAATGACCAAAGTGGATGACATGTCGGACGACACCGTGACAAGGCTGGCCCTGCGTTTTCACAACACGCCGGCTACGCATCCATGCGAGCACGGCCATCCGGAGCATGCCCTGTCTCCGGGTGGTCCGTGCATTTTGGATCACGTCAACCGCTATGTCGAAATGCAATGCGCTGGCGTAGGACCGCTGCGCGAATCAATCAAGAAATATCTGCGTGTCGGCTGGATCTGCCCCGACTGCGGCAAGTATCAGCACAATAGGCTGCGCTGCACCGGCTGCGGCCATCGCAACAGTAACCGCGGCGACCTGGGAGCCGACAATGGATCACGATGACTACACCTACAAGCGACTGAAAGACGAGTACCGCATGTCCTGCGACGGCGATGGCTTCGGTGATTGCATGGCGTGGGCATTCCCCATCGCGATCGAGCTTGCTATCCGTGGCGACGGGCCGCCTGATTCCTGGGGATATAAAGCTGGCGCGGGTGGCTCACATCACGAGCCGGACGATTACGCAGCGATGGTCATCGCCGACTACCCCAGCGACGTGCTCGAGCAGTTCGGCAACGTGCTGTCCCGGTACCAGGCCAAGTGCCACGCAGCTGGGATCTCTTACTGATCGTCGCCCCATTGCTGGCAGGCCCATTCGTAGATGCCGGCCTTGCAGGTCACGCAGAAAGCAAACGGAATCAGCCCGATCAATCCCTCGACGCACTCGTCGTCAGGTTCGAATTCGACACGACAGATTGAGCATTCAGTCACGGTAGGAAGACGGCGGCCCTTTCAGGTAAATTTGAGGGTAACAAATCGGCCAGGAGCGAGCAGGTTTGCAATCGGGTACCCGACACGGAGTCGGCAATTGCGGAGTGCTTACCCGGGCCGCCTTGATTCAATATACCAATTCCTGCAAGCCTACGACAACTTTTCCGCCTTTAATTATTTCCTCGTGCATGATGGTGACGTGGCCCTTGATCTGGCTATCGTTGAGAAATACGCACGCATGCTCGAGCGCATCGATGAGCGGTTTGTAATGGTTGTCGAGATCTCGTTCGCGCCGATCTGGCGCATAGAAGTCCATGCTCATCACCAGCGGTTCGCGGATGCCTTTGTTCAGCCGGTTGCGCAGCACGTACTCCTGGACGTCAGCACGATATGCGTGACCCTTGTCGCCGACTCGCTTCATCACCCTGGTGTTCTGTCGCAGCCACACGTGCAGGCCTTCGAAGCCGTGGTCCTTAATTTGTTTCTGGACCAGGCCGCCTGCCGGCGGCATCGCGTACTCCATGAAGTAACTGTTGATCGATGGTGGCCAGGGTAGATCCAGGTTCACTGGTTCAAATTGCGTCCCGAGATCAAGCGATGGTTGTGTTTCTCTATCCATAACTTCGCGCTCCGGATTACGTCGTAGCCAAGCTGCCCACTTACGTCTGTCAGATGGTCGAGTTGTCGCCCGAACGTACGCTCCCATTCATCTACCCAGCCAGTCACGCCAACCCCGGAGTCGATGCCAAACTGTCCGGTGTGATAGTTCGAGTGCAGCGGGATCTGCAGGTACGGGCAGGCCTTCTGCGCCATGCCGGGATTTCGGAACAGGTCTTTCATACTGCCGCCATGGCAGTGGTGCAGGGTCACAGGTGTTCGGTGACTTACGACGCATCGTAATTGCCTGAGGTTTTTCTCGTGTCGGGTGACAGGTACGAGTTTCGTTTCATTCATGCACGCTCCGCCAGTCGGCGTAAGGCTCGCGGATCTGTTCGTGGAAAATCTTTGCCGCTTCCTTGTTGGTGTCGAGTTCTGCTCGCGACTCAATGTTACACCGCCAACGCACCCACCTGGCGACTCGATTCTTTTTTGCCCACCAATGGATTGTTTTTGCTTCGCCGAGCACCAGCGCTCGCTCCTCGAGGTAGAGAATAAACATCTCGTTGTTGCACAGCAGGTAGCAGTACTGGCTGAGCTTCTGGCCGGCGCGTGCGTGCGCGTCCTCGACCTTGTCGCGCTTGGCCTGGTCGATCGCTGAGTCATCGTCATCAAGCTCGACAAACGCAGCCGAGTACATGTCGCCAGGTCTGTCGCCTTTCCGGCCGCGGTAGCCGGCAAACGGATGGTGGTCGGCCTCGTCATCGAGCCAGAACGAAACCCAGAAGCCCTGGCCCAGCGGCTGGCCGCCGGACATCAGCATCACCTCGCCGTTGAACATCGGCTCGCTCTTTCCGATCACCGTCATGACCATGTGAAACCTGGTGCCAACCCGGCCGCCACGGCGCCGCGTAAAATTCACGAACGGGTGCATCAGGATCGGCTTGCCTGGCTCTTCCATCAGCCTGAACTTCACCGTCCGACCGGAGGTGAGATCCCATTTCGCATCCAGGAGTTCGAAGCCGCCCTTGTAGGCGACGATCGGGAGCGTCTCTTTGCGAGGCTCAATCTGCTGTTGGTTCTGGGATCCCATTCTGTCGTTTCCATTCGGCGTATGACATCGTGCCGGTTGGTCTGTTGTCCTCGATCTGCTTCGCCTGGTTCATCCACGGCCGCCCTTCACGAATATGCTGACAGGCCTCAACGAACTGCCCGAGATTGGCAGGATACGCGAGCGCCTCCTCCGCCAGGTTCGCAAGCCCGCGCTGGATCTCCGCGTCACTGAGTCGATCGATAGCCTGGAGCCAGAGCATCGGTGGCTCGGACCCGTGCTCGCGGTACAACGCCTTGCCGTAGATCTCCGCCAGCTGGACCCACACCAGCATCGCCCTAGTCGAGTCCGGCTTTCTCTCGGTTCCTGGCGTGGATATCGTCGAAGCTGTCGGTACGATTTCGTTGAGCTTTTTCACCAGCGGTTTCCTTCTGGATTGGATCGTCCCACCGGTCCTGGTTGATGAACGTCAGCGGGTTTGGCACGAAGCCTCGGAGCCACTGACTGTCGCCTTCGATGCGATCCTTGACGTTCTGGATTACTTGATCAGCAAGACGGTCTAACCGTCGCGCTTTCCATTTTGCCGAACATGGTTTTTTGCCGACCTTCTTCGGGTAGGTCTGCCAGAATTCCTCGAATCGATCTATTGGTTTGTCTTTACTCTGGTTATGGTTATGGCTCTGGATCGTTGCCGTCTCGTTGCTCTCCCGTTCGAACGGGTGCTGAACGCTCGTTCGATCTTGTTGTTTCTTGGAGGATTTTCGGCGTGACTCCCCAGACTTTTTGCCTGCCTGGCGACGTTGTTCGGTGGCCGCCAGTACTTTCTCGCGCTCGATCTGCAGCCGCTTGTTTCGATACGCCAGGCCACGGCCGTCGTCCATCTCTTCGAAGCACGAGCCGATTTCGTTTTCCCAGCAGGTCATGAACTGCTCCGGCTCGCAGCCAGCGATCCTGATCATCATCGGCCAGTGAGCCGGGATCCTCCCATTGATCCATTGGTAGATCAGCAGGCGGATGTAGATACCGATCGACTCGACCGACATGTGCCGAGTGTCGCCGTCGAAATCCGAAACATAGAAGGGGAAATACGGATAATTATTTGCCACCTGATCGCCCAATTTTATTGATCTGTTACCCTCGGGAATCCAATCTATCTGATACCCCAGCAGAGATCAATTCCGTGTTGCCCTATGCGGTGGTGTGCTGTATCTTTGCTGTCGAGGGTAACAAGAATAAGGAGCGACAATGGCTGAGCAAAATACCATGGTGGTGGTCGAGAAGGCCATCGCCCACGTCCAGCCCGCCTTCGAGAAAATAGCCCGCCCGATGGGCAACCTGGTCCGCTACCAGGAGGAGGCTGGATATGCCCTTCAGATCATGCGACGTAGCCCCTACATGCAGCGTTGCATTCCCCAGACCATAGAGGACGCCGTCATCAATGTCGCGGCTATCGGCCTCTCGTTGAACCCAGTGCTGCAGCATGGCTTCCTTATCCCCCGAAGGCAGGGCAACCATGTGATCTGCTGCTTCGATCCGGGTTACCGAGGGCTGATCAAGCTCGCGACAGACGGCGGCCTCGTCACCCTGGTCCAGGCCGCGGCCGTCTATGAGGAGGAGGAGCGGCTCGGCAACTTCACCATCACCCGCGGCACGAACCCGACCGTAATCCACAACACGGATCCGCTGCAGAAGCTCGAGGATATGGGCGAGATCATCGGCGCCTACTGCATCGCCTACGTCAAGCACGCACCAGTGCCCCACGTCACCTGGATGCCGATCGATGACATCGAGAAAGCCAGGGACAAATCCGAAGCTTACAACCCACGGGACAAGAGCAAAAAACCGAGCGGGCCGTGGGTTACCGATTTCCAGGAAATGTGTGTCAAGACCGCCATCAAGAGGGGCAGAAAGCAGTGGCCTGGTGGCAACGAGCGACTCGATCGTGCGATCCATCTATCCAATGTTGCGGAGGAGTACAAGGATCCGGACGAGCCGGCGATCGTCGGCGAGTCAGTCGAACTGGTGAACAAAGAGCAGGCCAACCAGCTGCGCGTGCTGTGCAAACGAGCGCGCATGCGCGTCAGTCGAGTCTACGAAAAATTCGAATGCCGGGTGATGGAAGAGCTTCCGATCGGCAAGTTCAAAGACTGCCATGCCCAGCTGCTAGTGGCGGTCGCGTATTACGATCTGAAGACAGCGGAGCAAGCCACCCATGTGTACGCCAGTGACTACGGCCTCACGCTGCCTGAGCTTACCGACATAGCTTCCGACGTGGAATCGAAGGCAGCCTTAATGAGTAAACGCGATGCACGGACTGACTGAACTCCAACTATATAAAGATCGCGATCACAAATATCGATGGCGACTGGTAGCAGGCAACGGCAAAATCATAGGCGCTAGTTCTCAGGGCTTTACTCAGAAAGGCGGGTGCAAAAGAAATTACCAACTGGTGGAGCACAGCATCAGAGGCGCGATCTATAACGAGTCGCACTACCTGATCACGGACCTAACGGACATTCCCAATTTTGAGAGAGACAATGGCTAAATTCGGAGCGCTCGAAGACAAGCAACGAAACGTGGAATGGTTCGGTGACCGCATCGGCCATGCGACCGGGTCCGACAGGATCACCAGGTTTATGGCGAACCTCGGCAACCCGCATGAACTGAACCGCCTGCTCGACGAGCTTGCCGATGAATTGACCTGGTCGCAGCAGCAGATCGCCGACCAGTTCGAACGTGAACAACTACAGCAGAATGATTACATGCGCTGGGGATCCGCGCACGAACTCGAGGCTGCCAAGGCCTATCAGATGCGGACAAACTCCGACATCATCTACTCGCCTGGCTTCAAGGAGCACCCCGAATTTCCATGCTTCGGTGTCTCTATAGATTTCATCGACACGACCGAGAACTGGGTAGGCGAGATCAAATGCCCAGGCAAAGAAGGAAACCACGCCAAGACCATCCGCTACGGCATGGGCAAGTGGCACGTCGATCAGACCCAGCTGCAGCTGGAGTGCTCGCCCGAGCAGGACCTGCTCATCTTTGTGAGCTACGATCCACGACATCCGATTGCGAAACAGCAACTGCACACGCTGCTGCAACACCGCAGCGAAGATTGGATTGCGCGATTCAGATCGAAGGCGGGGGAGTTCAATGAACATCTCAAAGCAGGGACCAGGTTCCAGCACGCGGTCGTCCAAAACGCAGAGGGAGTCCCTCAGTTATTTTAAGAATCTCAAACCGATGACCATCGCACAGGAGGCTGCCTTCAGTGCGGAGCGAATCGACACCGAGGCCCAGAACACCGAGGCCTATGTCAATTGGAAATATCGAATGAGGAATTATAAAAATGAGCCAAGAATTGATTGTGTCGACAGCGGACCTGGCGGTGACGATCACCGACCTGACGACCAAAGCGAATGACCTACTTGCGCAGGCCGACAAAGCCGAGATCGAAACCCAGAAAAATTACGAGACCGGGACCGACTACCGCAAGGTCGTCTCCGGAATCCGAAAGCGCCTCGAGGACAAACGGAAGGAGCTTGTGGATCCGTACGGCGGCCGGGTGCGCGTTATCAATGCCGAATTCAAAAAGGTCCGAGACATCCTCGACAAAGCCGACGAGTCAGTCAAAACCAAAATGCTCCTCTGGTACAGCGCCGAGCAACAGCGGATCCGGGAAGAGAACGAGCGCAAGCGCAAGGAAGCGGAGGACACTGCGCTGGCCGCCGCGGAGGAGGCCGAAGAGTCAGGCGAGGCAGCCACATCCGAAGCCATCCTGAACATGGCAGCCGAGACCCCGGAGCCGGAACACAAGCCGGCAATCGGCCGAGGTGAACTGACAGGCGCCGCAAGCGTGGCCACCCTGGTCTGGAAGGGGCAGGTCGATAACGTATTGCACGCCTGCCTCGGGATCGCTAAGGGCCAGCTGCCGCCAGACCTGGTCACCTTCTCGCAGTCGAAGCTCAATGAACTGGCCAGGGACTGGCACGAGAAGAACCCGGACGCCGAAGAGATCGCGCAGCATGGCATCACCGTGAAGGGCGAGACCAGGCTGTCAGTCAGATGAGCGAGGGCGCGCTCCGAGTGATGAAGGTGCCGGTGCCGAACTCGAAGCACTTCGCCATCAGGGTCAAGGGTCACCTGGTCGATTGTCTGGAGTTCGATGCGCAGCTATTCCAAGACTCTGCGATCGTCGTATCGAAAGGCCAACAGCAAACGAAGGTGGCTGTCTTCGTATGGTGCCTGATCATCGAGACCGACCAGGAAGAGACGCACGAATTTGTCATGGTCAACACTGGCGAAGACTTCCCGATGATGGATGCAGACATCAAGTACATCTCGAGCGCCAGGGTGCCGACTCCAGAGGGCGACCACGAGCTACATCTATTCCATGCCGGCATCAATGAAGAGATGGCGAAAATAGATATTCCGTTTCCGGAGGAGACAAGCAACGATGGGTAGCCTTAACAAAGTAATCATCATGGGCAACCTCGGCCAGGATCCTGACGTCAGATACATGCCGTCAGGCACGGCCGTCGTGCAGCTTAGCGTGGCAACCAACCGCACCTGGAAAGATAAAGAGAGTGGCCAGCAGAAAGACGAGACCTCGTGGCATCGCTGCGTAGCCTTTGGCAAGCAGGGAGAAAACATCGCGCAGTACTTTAAGAAAGGCCACAGGATCTTGCTCGAGGGCCGGCTTAAATACGACTCGTACGAAAAGGATGGCGTCACCAGGTACACCACCGACATCGTAGTCGACCGCTTCGAATTCATAGAGAAGAAAGGAGCCGGCGATCGGCCGCCGCATGCAGCTGATCGAGACCAGGACGGCATGCCACCACAGTCACGCCAGAATGCAGATGACAGGGAACCGCCGCCGCGGGATCTCGACGATCCTGGTTCCGAAGATTTCGACGATGACATACCTTTCTGAGATGCGCCATGAGTAAGCAGGACGATCTATTCGACGTTCCGACATTCGGGACGGATCCGAAAAAGCTGGCCCGCCGGGACGATCCGCACACTTCAAAAGCCGCCGCGCACGCGACTGACACCGGGCGCTGGGAGCGCCGCGTTCTGAACATCATCATGGAATACGGTTGGCGGGGCTGCATCCAGAGCGACGTGCTGGCGCGGACCCGTGAACTCTATGGCAACGACGTTGACTATTCGACGGTGACAGCCCGGTTCAAGGCGCTCGAAGAAAAGGGCTTGATCGAGTACACCGGAGAAACGCGCAAGGGTAAAAGCGGCAGGCAATCGCGTGTGCGCCGAGCCACCAATCGACCTGTTCGATGACTGACCCGACTCCAGGTCCCATCGATATCGAGCCGGAGAAGCCACTCGATCGAATGCTGATGGCAGTGCTCGCTGTCCTGGCTAAACCTGGGAGCATGCTCTTCACCGTCAAGCCCGGCGGTGCCGGCGCACTCATGACCAGGTCAGGCCACTGTCAGAAAGTCCCGCCGGCCTGGATGAAGCAGCTGGTTCGCCGAGCACTCATTGATCAGCCAATTGGTACCGCCAACAAGGTTGGCTGCATGGGCTGGATCCAATACGAACTGACCTACGAGGGCCAGCAGGTCCTGAACCGAGGGCGCTGATGGAACTACTTATACGAGCCATAGCGAGCAGCAGCCAGAGAGCCGAAGCCTACCGTCCGCAAGGATCTTGGATAACGGAGGCCGAGGATGGGGACTTCCAGATCACAGACCAGCACCTGGTCATTGGAATCGCTAATCTGTGGCGCAGTTACGAATTGCGCATATCACGAGAAGAGGCCGAACAATTGATCAACAAGATTAGAGCCGAATGGGATTTGTAGTCGACGAGCTATTCGCTTTTGTCGCCACCGATGGAGAAGGCGACGAGGGTGTCGTCGCTGTGGAACTGGTCGGCAGCGATACGATGATGCCGCTCGTTGCAGCCGACCTGATCCGGATACAGCAGATGGTTCCCTTCGCTGAAGCGATCAAAAAGCAGACCGGGCACACCGTCACACTGAAACATTTCACGCTACTCGGAGATGTAAGCGATGAATACCTCGAGCAATTCAAAGAGCCACCCGAAGCCGCCGCTGATGATCAACGGGATGAGGTGGCACACGAACAAAAACCTGACGGTCGCCGGGGAGGCAACGGAAGTGGGGAGGACGTTTCGTGATCGCTGGTTCACCTGGCCGTGGCGACCATGGATCAAGACCTGGATGTACGTGCCGCAGATACCAGACCCGCACCTCTATAGATTGCAGGACGACTTGAATGGCCAGTGCCTGGTTGCCCATCCGGAAACCATGAAAAAAATAATCAGCATATTAGAGGCCGACAACGATGGCTGAAGAAGAAGTATCCCTCGAGGGAATCCTGAAATCGATCCTGGTGAATCACCGCGACGACGAGGTCACCGGATTGCTGGTGCTCGTGTTCAAAGGCGAGGAGGCCTCGGTCTATAACTCGGGCATCAAGCCAGAGGTTGTGGAATCGATCGGCGAACTGCTGGGACCGCAGAACTGAGGAGTAACAATGAAAGCAATAATCTACGACTGCGAAATTAAGAACGCGGTCCCGGATCAGAAGGAACCGCTCCGGCCAAACATCCACTACTGCAAAGGCTGGCAGGATTTCCTCGGCATGGGGATTGCCGTCATCACGGTCTACGATTACCACGTCGGCCAGTACAGAATTTTTTGCGAAGACAACCTGTCGGACTTCGCCGCGCTGGTTGACGACTCCGACCTGGTGATGGGCTTCAATCACATTCACTTCGACAACAAGCTGGTCGGTGCCCACGGCGTGGAGTTCGATCCACGCAAGAACTGGGACCTGTACGTCGAAGCGAAGGAAGCTTCCGGCGCAGACAAGTACGCCAAGGGCTATAAGCTCGACGACTTTGCGAAGGTCAATTTCAAAATCACCAAGAAGTCCAGCGGCGCCATGGCCCCGATCCTATGGCAGCAGGGCAAGATAGGCCAGGTCATCGACTACGGTCTGACCGACACCTGGCTGACCAAGAAATGCATCGATCTGATCGTCGACACAGGCCATATCAAGGATCCGAGAACTGGTATGAAAATTAAGTTAAATATACCCTTGTAGCTGTAGTGTTGATGTGGTAAAAAGGGGCGTGTAAATCATTGATTTGAGGGTAACAAAATGATACGCAAACTCAACGCTATATTCATATTGACGGCGCTCGGTTTCGCCGCCTACGCGGCCGACCAGGGCCGTCCCCCAGTCGCTCCAGTTATGGGCTTCGCCGGCTACGAGTACGACTCCGGAATCAAAGGCATCGCCAAAGACATGGAGTCCGAAGGCTACACGCTCATCGACAGTACCGGCTCAGCGCTGTGGTACGAGACCACATTCCTGGGCATCGACTGCGAGCTTGGCTACGTCTTCACCAACAATCTGCTGGTCGGCGGTTCCTTCATTCTAAAGTCAGCCACCGAGCAAGACTTTGCCAAGGTCAGCAACCATCTCAACCAGATCTACAGCACCACATCCAATATCGAAATCAAAGAAGGCGGCATTGTCGTCGCCACCATCGATGCACCGGACAGCGCGATCACGCACGTGCTGAACCTCAACGAGAGCACTCACGAGGTCACCTACATCCACGAGGAATAACATGAGCGAGAAAGATATTGACTGGAAGGGCGCACCGCCACCGCCGGAGACACGTGGCAATTATTCGCCGTACCCGTTTAGAAGCTGGGACGTTGGTGACACCGAGGCCTTTCCTATTGACGAGTACCAGGCAATCCGAAATACCGTGGGCAATCTCAATCGAGACAAGGCCTGGCGCTTCCGATACGCGAAGGTTAAGGAGCGAGGCCGCGAGCGCGTGCGCGTGTGGCGAGTGAAGGATCCCGATCCAGATGAATAAGTACAGAGTTTCCATCCGCAGCCGTCCGGGATTCTATGAGCAGTATTCCGGCACCGTCGAAGTGATGGCCGAGGATGATGACGCCGCTGTCGATGCGGCGTTTCGCAAGCTAAAAGCAGGCTCGTTTCCTGATCGCAATAAAGATATGTGGAAAGTCGAGACAGTAGCCAGGGTTTACTAACCAAGAAAAACGGAGAGCGATATGCAATTTGATCTAGCGCGCACCAGCGCCGAATTCGGAATCATCAATGTACGGAAAGAACGCCGCGGCAAAGACGAGACAGTCGAAGCCGAAGACGTGCCATTCAAAATCATCGGAGGCACCGAGATCCTCGACATGCTATTTCCCCACGAGGTAGACGATGGCGCCCTGGCCAGGACAGTATTCAGCGAGCAAGGGCACGTCACCATCCCCACATTGAAGCTGGTCTCAGGTCGAAAGCCAGAAGGCCTGACGGTGCGGATCTTTGATGACCCGGCTGAGCCTATCGAACTAAAAGGGTGCCGGCTGACACCACCTGAGATCGTGCTCGGCACGCCGTCCCAGGTAACCATGACCGCCAAGATCCAAATCGCCGAGCCAACCGATGACACCATGAATCGATTGCGCCGGCTAATGGACGAGACCGCGGAGATAGAAATCGAATCAGAGAACAGAGACCTCTTCGAGGGATCCGAAGAAGAGGATATAGACGTCGACGTCGATGGAGATTAAGCAGGTAATTCGCCGGCAGTATCTCGTCACGTTCGACGAGGAGGAGGCCCGAGACATTCGGGACTTCCTCGATGGTTTACAGGAGAGTGACTACGAACAGCCGTTCAAACGCAACCGAGTGGAGGCCTTAGAAGTGCAAGCGCGGATCAGGGCAACAATGGGCAAGCTCAAGGAGTCTCTTCAGCTGGTCCCCGCTGGTCATTTAGAAGGCGACACTCGGCGTTCGTAGCCCATTCTTTCTCCAGTGTGATCGCCAGCCCCTCAGCCCAATCGTCAAGTTGCCCCACGGGTAACCTGCCCTCTGACGAGAAAGGCTGTGGGGGCTGGTGGTCCTTGAAACACTTGTCGGGCATCTTCTCCCGCACCGCAACCTCGACGTCACGTATCTCCGTCTCCACCAAGGGTGGCGGCGCGCTGGCGCAACTCAGTAGCCCAGTCAGGACAAATAGCAGCCATGTCCAGGTCACGAAGCTCGGCGCACTCCGGATTCCTAAAAATCTCCTCGCGCCTGATTTCGATTCTGTCCTTGCGTATCTCGAGCCGTGCATAGCGAGCCTCCAGGTTGGCTACGGTCACCTCGTTTGCGGCCTTGTCGACCGCTGACTGATTGACGCATGCGGTGAGTTCACCGTTCACCCGGTCAAAGTTGGCGACGTTTTTCTCGTTGGCCAGGGCTGCCTGGTCGATCGCTGTCTTGTAGGTGCCCAGGTCTTCCTTCAGGTTTCCATTCTGGTTGAATAGAAACACGGTGATGAGAATGGAGATGCCGAGGCCGATCCCCAGGCCTTGGCTAAGCATCTTCGCACACCGACTTGTCAGTGATGGACTCGTTCAACAGGCAGGCCTTCGTGCTTTGCAGTTGCGTCCTGCGCTGCACCAGGTCGCTCAGTCTTGCGGTAGCGATCGGGTTCTCCCCATTGGCTGCGATCCACAACTGGGTCTCGGTGATTTGCTCGCCGATCTGAGCTATCTGCTCATTGAGGTTGCGAATCTCCTGCTGCTGGATGTACGAAGACAGCACGTCAGTATTGTCCTGCACTGCTTTGGCAAGCTCCGAGGCTGCCGCATCGGTGAAGAAAAACTCGTCAAGAATCTCGACCGTAAAGCTCTGCGCTTTGTAAGCGCCGACCGCCACCGCAAGGATCAGTATCAACGGTACTGTGACCTTGGTCTCGGCCAGTTTCGAATAATTAAGAGCCATGACTACCCCCCGTTTTTCGCCTTCTGCCAGTCGGTCGCCGACTGCCCGGTCAGATAAGCGCCGTATACTACTCCGAGCGCTGTCGAAAAGGATCCGAAGCTTTCTGGATCGCCCCAAAAAAATCCTGCGCACAGTGCCAGAGTGGCGACGATAAAGCTCAGGAATCTTTTCCCTCGATATCTTCCAGCGTCGTTGCTCATGCATAGTCCTCCACCGTGATCCAGGCCTCGGCACCAACCTCAAGCTGGGCTGCAATTCTTTCGTACAGCCTGCGATAAGCAGCCACCGAAGTCGTGACCATGCCACGCTCTTCTACGTTCGACACCTGACCATCGCCGACCAGGAGGCAGCCATCGGTATCGTCGTCCTTGTTGCCGACGTGGATGTAGACAAACTGGAAGTCCGGAATATCCTGCAGCCATAGCATCCCGCGGTGCCAGGGGAATCGCTTCTTGTAGCGCACGATCATGCCGCCCTCGTCACGGAACTTGATCTGGTACCTGCCCGGCGGGATGCGGGTCTCGCCCTTGATCTTCGGTTCGTTGAACTGGTCCTCGAGGACGTAGCACAGGAACTCAGGCTCGGCCGTCACATCGAACAGCGTACCCAGGGTGGCCTCATCTCCAGATGAGATGCGTCTGTTCAGTAGCTCAAGCATTTAATCGCTCCACGAAGTCAGTGCCGGGATTCACCGGCAGGGATCCGACCAGTCGGGCCGTCGCTGGATAGCCGGCCTTGTTGAATTGCTGGACTGCGGCCAGTCGCTGCTTACCTGGTAACTGCGGATTCATGGCAGTCTCTTCCTTGGTCTGTCGGCGCTTCTCGAGAATCTGGTTGTAGCGCTTGTTGAACTTGTTCATCAGCTTGGTCTTCTGCAGTTCGATCTGCTCCTCCCGCTCCTTCTTCCAGTCCTCATCACGGGTGCTTTGTCGCACTGCCTTGCGCGTGGCATTCAAATCCCTGAGGCCTTTCTGCACTAATCGCAGCGCCTCCTTCATTGCAGCATCTGGACGGTACTGCTCGAGGATGCGCGCCCGATTCTTGATGGCGTCCTCCCGCTCGGCCTGAGTACCGGATACCTTGATCTCTTCCTCGGCGACCTTGATTTCCTGAATGGCGTACTCGATCCTGGTGCGGTTCTCGTAGTACCTGTTGCTCACGGCCCGTTCATCGGTCACGCCAACGAAGCGCCGAGCAAACGGCACCTTGCGCATGTCGACTTCCCGTTCCTTGGCCATGACCCCGAGCTCGACCATATTGGTAACGAAGCGACCGGCACCGCCAGTCAGGAAGTCTTCGACTAACTGAATGGTCTCGGGGGAGATGTCTAATGGTGAGATCGGTGCCGGCCGTGCTTTCGTTCCGCCGCCGAGCTTGTTCAGGAACTCGGCCAAGGCGATCGCGTGCTTGGGTACGCTGCGATAGTACTGCTGCGATTCAGGCTCTGGTGCCGGGTCGTACTTATTCCCCGACGGCATGACCGGACCACCGTGCCAGGCGACATTCTCAGAGACCTGCACAAACGGAGTCAGCACGGTTGGCGATATCGTCTGCAGCGGAGTAGGTCCGGTGCCGATTGGATTGAAGCTGCCAAGCGCAGCCGCCAGAATTTCGAAGCTGTCCTGAAGCGGCGACCATTCCCGCTTGTTGCCGATCCCCGTGTAATCGATGATGCCGCCGATCTTCTGCCCGATAGTGTGCAGCATGTTGTAACCATAAGGCAGCGGAATCGTGATGTAGTGCTCGGTGAAATCATCTGGAGACTGACTGCGGAAGCGCTCTGGAATCATGATGATCATGTTGCGTTCTTTCACCCAAGCCGGAATCTTGTCGTAGCGGTTCTCGCCATCATCGTCGTCGCCGGCAAGCATGCGATTGAGTATCTCGAGACCAGCTGCAAAGGCGACAATCCCGTACATTATCTTGCGAACCTTCGGTGACTTGGCCGCATTCCATATGACGGCCATGCCCTGGATCGATGCGTTGTAGAACAGGTAGACCGCGTTTAGTTGCGTACCGATATCGCCCTTACGATTGAAGTTGACGGTCAGGTTCTTGGATAGCGATGCCGCCCTCCGAGGAGACAGGCCTGCGGTCTTTGCATGCACGAAGGCGGACAGGCGTACTGCGTTCTCGACCGCCTGATTCTCTGCCTCGATGAATTTGCCCATCTTCCTGAGCGTGGCCCATGAAAGCGTGCCGGCAGTCTTGTCCTGCATATCACGATAGAGCGAGGTCTCAAGATCCTGAACGTCCTTGTAATTGTCAAGCCACCCGACCTGACCACCGAGATCCCGATACTCCTCGAACTGCTGCTTCCAGTAGTCGGCAGACTCAGGGTCCTTGAAACTAGGCAGCTCGAGGAATCTCCGGATGCCGCGGTGCGCTTTGAACACATCCTTGAGAATCGTCATCTTCATGTTCTGAGCATCGGTGGCATTGAGATTGATCATCGCCGTCTGCAGGTCACGCGCCAGGTTCGACACGATGAACTCCGGGTTGTAGCTCGTATTGACCGCGGACAGGATTCGGTTCAGCGATAGCATGCTCCTGAACAGCCAGTTGATTTCATCGGAACTCAGGTTCTTCATCGACTTGGCGATCCGCATTGCCACATCGCTCTCTTCATTGAAAGTAATGTGGTAATCCTTGCCGTCGACCTTCACCCGGAGTACGTTGTCCCTGAGCTTGTAAGTCGGGTCTACTGCAGTGATCACCAGGCCAGTCTTCGGATCTAGTCGCTTCTTGGTCTCGATCTCGTTGGCCGTCCAGAGGTCTGGATTCGGATGCTTCTTCACCATCTCAAGAAGCGTGCGTCCGACCTTCGACTTCTCGGCCACGACCACCGCCGACTGATGTTGAGCCACGATGTTGGCCAGGATGTTAGCCGCCATCGATCGGCGCCCAAGCCGGCGCTGATTCAGTTTGCCGCCAGTATCGTAGCCCTTGCCTTTCTTCGGGAAGAACGTCGTGTTCATCGGGCCGTCCTTGAACCCCTTCAGCGGCACGTAGAACTGATAGGCCTTCTCCCAGGCGTCGATCGTCGACTGCTCCTCGAGGCCTTCGTTGACCATGATCTCTCGGTTGCGCGCGGTCATCGCATCGACCTGGGCAGCGATCGCTTCAAGCTCACTGATGTCGCCCTTCTCCCCGAGCGCCTCCATCGCCCAGGCTGCATCCGCGTTGCTCATGCCGGACAATGCCAGCAGCCCGGGGTCTTCTTTGACCCGCTCCTGTTCGCGTTCGCGGAACGATACATCGGCCTCTTCGATCTCGGCCTGGTAGGTGAGTTCGTAGTCGGCACGAACGTATTTGTATTTCGTTTCCAGCTTGTCGATGCGCTGGTTCTTGCTCGCATCGGCGCGCTTGATCTTGTTGGCCTTGGCCGTCTCGATTTTCTCACGCCGTTTCTTCTGGCTCTCTTTCGAGCGGCGCATCTGTGACCGGTACTCGGACTCGATGACAGCCAGTCGCTTGGCATGCTCGGCTTCGATCTTGTTTCGCTGCGTGGCTTTGTTCGCATCTATCCGGGCAATGCGCTTCTCAAGTTTTGCCTCGGCTTTCTGCTTCGCCTTGTTACGCGCGCGTCGCAGAACGGCAGATCGGTTGATGCGATAGAGCCGACGGTTGGCCTCTGGTGCGTGCCTGGCATACAGGAACCACTCGACCTCGTCCCAGGTGTACTCGCTATCATCGATCGCTTCAGTGAGCGGCCGGATGTAGTCCTTCTCGAAGCGATCAACTCGTGACTTCACTTGACCATGGAACAATTCCTCAGCCAGGTAGGCATCAAGACTCTCATCGATCGGCCGCCCGGTCTGTAGCTCGATCGCCTTCTGCACATTCAGCAGGTCGATGAACTTGTCCTGCGCTTTGAAGACCAGGTAATTCCATCTCCGGCTGGTTAGCGACCCCTCGTCCATGGTGAAGCTTTCATGGAGGTCACCGGTTTCAATAGCGTTTGCCCTACCCTCGTACTCGTCGACATGGAATGCATTGCGATTTCCGAGTTCGCGTATCTGGTTCAGCAGCCCACCCTTATCGATGTGCGCGGCCTCCGCCAGGTAGAAGACAAGCGGCTCGGCATCCTCCTCGGTGATATTGCCGGCGCGGACCTGCGCATTCAGTTCCTTGCGATACATCGCGGCCGACCCGGAGTTCGGAACGCGATCGTTGTTGATCGCTTTCCACAGGTTGGCGAACATGACCGGCGCCTTGCGAGCAGGCAGCAGCCCCGGTGATTTGTTTGCCGGCGTGGCCACGAACATCCGCGCCTTTCTGATCAGCCGCTGGATGTCAGCGTCAGACATCTGGACGCCCCTCAGGCGCGCTATGGCGATCCGTATGGCCTCGACCAGGCGCTTGAGTAAGGATGCCTCACGGGCTGGTATCTTCTCCCCTGCGAGCACACGCTGCGCCCTGTACGCGATGAACTCTTCCGCGGCGATGCGCCGCTGCGACGGGATCCTAACGTCCAGGCCATTCCGCCGAGCGGCCGCCCTGACCTTCTCTTTGTGAGACTTCCAGACCTGGTCCATGATCGTGTCGTACTCGGCGCCCAGGATAGACCGCACGCCGTAGTGACCCACCGTTTCGTGCAGGTAGATTTCTACGGCCTGCTTCATATTCTTCAGGTTGCTGGCAATCAGGTAGACATCGCCGGTCTCCGGGTCAAACATGCCACCGACCTTGCCTTCCATGCCGGCGTGCTTGATCTCAAGCAGTTGCTTGTTCGGCATGTGACCCTCGGTCGCTGCGATCTTCACGTTCGGCGACCCTGGGTACAGGTCCAGGATCTCGCTGATCACGCTCTGCAGGTTAGCGACTGGCACACCAGCAGCAGGCTGCCGCGTCACGGCAAACAGTGACAGGCCATCCGTGATCAGGCGCTCTCGCATCTGATCAGAGATGTCGACTAAATGGACGGCCTCAAGATCCTCGAGGTCTCGTCGGGCCGCTCCCTCAATCGCAGCCTCTTCGCTCTCGTACGGACCTGTCCACTCACCCTGCGTATTTTGAATACCCCACTGGTCGCCAACCACGCGCACGGGCGCAGCCACAGCCACGTCAGGCATACCCGCAAACATCCTTGCCATTCTGAGGCCTGAGTCAATGTCGTCGTCAACACCTCGGGGTTCCCGCTCTAACCATCGTTGCCACGACAAACTGGGCAGCAGATCATTAAGCTCGGCAGAGAATGCTTCCATCGAATTCCGCGCTCTTTGTGAGTCGGGTTCTTCATTGTTTATTCGCTTCGCGTTTTGCGCTGTGTTTTCAAGTCTGGCCACCATCTCTGGCGTTATCGTAAATGCCTCCTCTTCTGCCAAGGCAATGCCATAGGTAATTAGTTCGTAAACGCCGGGGGCTTCTTCGGCGTCACGCTCTTCCCATGTTTCCCAGGCATATGAGGGCAAGGTATCCGATAGCTTCCGAACGAAGGTATTCCACGCGTCTTGTTGTTCTGGCGTTCCCTCATCAGCAGCTTCCGCTGGCCTTGCGGCTCGTCCTAGTTCTCGAAGCTCGCGTAACTCGTCTTCTGAGACTACCGTTTCTCGTGGCGCAACTGGTACTTCCACATCTGGTGACTGCCCGACGACCATCCCAAGGCCGGTGTCGATGACATCGCCCGGATCAGTGTCGGGATCAGAAGCTATGTCATCAAGCACGCCCTTCTGGTCTTCGCTTATGTATTCATAGAGTTCCGTAAAGAAAACTTCATCGGCCGTGGGATAAGGACCCACATCTGCGCCTTGCTCTGCCTCTCGTCGCGCTTCTTCGGCCATGGCCGTAAGCGTCCCCATCTCTGCGTGAGTGATAATAACCGGCGGAGCATCCGCGGCAGCCAGGCTCATGCCGTAGGAGATCATCTCCTCTGGGGTAGCCCGATGTGCGTAGTCTTCAAAGTTCTCCCATTGCTCGCTCGGCAAAATCTGTTGCAGCGTATACGTGAAATTGTTCTGGGCGTTGATCTGCCTGTCCGAACCATAGTCAGCTTCGTCGATCGGCCTTGCCGCTGCCGCAAGGTCTGCCAGTTGAGCGTGTTGGACTTCAACTACTTGGGCCACAGGTGTTCCGGGCGGAGGTGATCCAGGCCACCGGCCTACCGTGTATGGCCCGCCGCGACCTTCGCTTGTGTCGATCCTGGTGCTGCTGGTCTTTATCGTATTGTCGAGCTTCTTGATGACCTTGCTGACCAGGTTGCGAATCGTCCTGTCGTAGAACGACTTCATTCCTTGGCCACCGATGTCAAGGTTCTCGGCGTCGATCTCTATCCGCTTATCGGTCTCCATGATCTGTTTCGCCATGGGAGTGCCGACGACATCCGAAAGTTTTTTGTTCTTGAATTCATGCCTGCCCGAGTCTTCGATCATGCCATCGGCATTAACCTGAAGCTGTATCGAATCTCCCATGTGTGGATCCAGCCAGACGATACGGACATCCGGGCGGCCCTCGAGCGCGCTCGGTGAGACAGAAAGACTGTTAAGCACCCTGCTCAGGCTATACCGCGCTGACTGTTGCTCGCCTGTGGTCCAGGCAACCGAATCGAATCCCTCTTCGGCCGCAAGGCGCATGACTCGTTTGATCGCGAGTTCAGCCCAGGCATTACCTTTGAACGGCGCATCGGGTACGGCTCCCCGTTCTTCCCTTTCAATTCGACGGCGAATCTCCGTTTCCTGGGTCAGTCGCCGATAGCCCTCATCAATGGCGGCGCTCTCGTCTGGGAGGACGCCATCCACCGCGGTGACGTTGACAACAAACTGCCCGATCTTCGTTCTGATTTCCCAGTAGTCGGCCGTGTCGGTGAGCGGTTTCTTGATTGCCTTGAGGTCGTCTCTCTCAGGCGTCATGCCCCTGGGTCGATCCCGATATCCGACATCCCTGCCCGTCTGGTGCCAGTCGCTCTGGATCTCCTCGATGAACATGATGCGCTCGCCATCTTCACCGATACGCTCGGTGATGCGAATGCTCGCAAGGATGTTCGCCCAGCTGCTCCAGTGTGCAGCGTAGTAAGTTTCTATCGGTCGGCGGCCAGCAGGCGCTCGCTTAACCGGGGTCGTTGCTGATGGCTGCTGCAGGGCTGCAAGGCCATAGTTTCCGACCATGGTATTAGCGCGATCCAGCATGGTGGGCGACACGTCATTAAGATAAAAACGACGCTCGTCATCTTCCCAGGTGACATCCTGATCGCTCAGCCCGATCTCATAGAGTTGCTTATTGATTTGGTTCCACACATTTTGGCTGATGCCTGGGCCTAACTGAATAACTCCATTGACCCTGCCGGCGCGAGGCACTGCCCCTTCCGGTGCGCCGCTGATAAGTTGCACCCCATTCGCTCGCGACAGTTCATAGACAATGTCGTACTCGTCGGCATCAAGATTCTCGAATTCGAATCGACCCTCTTCGCTATACCAACCCCATTTTTCTACGGGGATATCCGTCTCGTGCAGTTCGGTCATGAGGACATCGGCAAGGTCCTCTGTCGCCGGGCCTTCTTCCAGTTGCAGTACCGTCATCGATACAGGAGGCGGTGCGACCTGACTTCTCGCCATTGTCACATCGATGCCAAGCCTGGCATCCCAGTCATCCAGCATGTCGATGATTTGTGCAGGCGCCCCGCCCTGCAGAAAGTCGCGCTGCTCGAGCGTCAGGCCTTCGTTGAACTTTTCTCGCATCTGCCGATCAAGATCGCGAATGGTTGCATCGGTTGGCCAGCCTACTGCCCTGGAGACATCCGGTATGTCGATGGATTTTTCGGGCAGCCTCAGCAGAATCTCGCGATAGTTCTTGCCACCGGGCAGCGTTACGCTGTCGCCACCATATTCGGTCCCGAGTACGGCTGCGCCTGTCGTGTCCACTTTGTAAACGATCTGGGCGAATTGGTTCTTCTGGCCTGGGGTCATGCTCTCCCAGGTAACGTACTCAGAACCCCTGTCCTCAATCACCTCGATTTGTTCTTCGGTTAATGTCGTTCCGCCGATGTCTTGCTGGGTAGCCGGCAAGTCCATGATGCCTCCGGCCTCGCCGGCTTCGTAGGCATCCTGCACCTTCTTCCAGTTGACATCTTCAGGCATGTCACCACGCCCAATCCCTCTGTAACCGAGATTGGTTTCTTCGATCCGCACACCGTTGGCGTCGATGAACGCGATCAACTGGTCCTTGGTGACGGTCTCCTTGGCCCTCAGGTATTCAGGTACGCCGGTCCAGTCAAGCTCCTCAGCCTTGACACCTGGCATCTTGGTCAGCATGGCCAGCATCTGCTTGCCGGTTCCTTTGTCCTGCTTCAGGTTTCGGGCCGCTCGAGCAAGCCCGGAGTAGAACCCGGGGAACACCTCGTCCTCGATCACGGCAAAGAGCGGTGCGTCCCTGGTCATCAGGGCAGCATCGAAGACAGCTATGCCCTTGGGTCCGAAGTCATCCTCGACCATGTACACAGAGTCATGGCCCATCGCCCGGATAGCCTCCAGCACTGCCGGCGACTCGAGCGTCTGGTAGTTGCCCATCTCAAGGCCGACATTGAAATACTCGCGCACATCCTCGAGCGTGCCTTCACCGCCCAACCAGGTGCGCTCGCCGCCATGCACCACATCCAGTGCCTGCGCGAATTTCATCAGCTGGGCATTGGTCCTGAACTGTGCCTTCAGCGCTTTGGCATGCGCCGGGTTTTCATAGTCGAACGGGTTCTGCACATGCAGCGTCACCTCGCTGACTGGGCCGAAGGCGCTTGCCGTTTTCTCAGAGGTCGAGGCATGCACGATGCCGGTCTCCCTGTGCAGCCTGATCTCCTCATGCTGCGAGCCGCGGTACCATTTCGTGTCCGCCGGCACTCCAGGTACGACAGAGAAGAGCGGCTTGTCGGCTGGCTCCCTGCTCTGGAGATCGATCGCCTCCTGCAGTTGCTCATCGCTGATCTGGTTGTAGGTTGCGAGATCGATGCCCTCGGTTGCCTCGCGTCCCTGGTCTTCGGCCAAGGCCTGCTCGGTACGCTCCAGCCCGGTGAGTATCGACTTGATGGTCGGCTTGAACACCGACGGCTTGAATCCGAACTCGCCAGCATCGGCGAAGTCTCCGGTCACAGTACGGAAGGTGGCGTCGGCAATGTTGGTGTTGTATTCCTGGTTGAAGACCGAGTCAGGGATCGAGATGCCCATCTTGTCGAGCAGGACTCGCTGCACACGAAACGCCACATCTTCCCACTCCACTGCGCGCTGGGCCTGCAGCAGTGTCAGCGGCTCGAGCTCGACCTCCACGCGCTTCGGCGGCACACCGCGCTCGCCCATCATCGGCCGACCGAGACGACCGTAGCGCCTCGAGTCACCGTAGCGTTCCTGCATCAGGCGTTCGGTTATGCCGTGCGCAATCTCGTGGCTGACTCGCCAGGCGCGGGTATAGGTCTCGTCTTTGAATGACCCGTGAGCGGCCGCCGGATCATAGATGTAGACCGTCCCTTCCTCGTAGTTCTTTTTGCCCAGTCTGGGCAGCTTGAAGTTATCGGCTTCGAACGAGAATACTTCGATCGTATAGCCGAAGGAATCGGCCAGGCGATCAGTGAGTTCGGGATTCTCTACGACCGGGGTGAGGTCATAGAACTTAAGCTCTTCGGTCGTATCTCGTGTGCGATCTACTGACCCGAATCTTTGGAAGACGGCGTCTTCGGTCGCGGATCGGTCGTCGAGTCGAGCCACGGATATCGGTGCGGCTGCCCCCGCCCTCGGCCTGGTATCGGCTTTGAGGAACTCGCGGGTGATGCCTTGCGCACTTTCCCGCCAAGCACGAACCCGTTCGAGAAGATCCGGTGGTCCGCGGGTGCTGGCGTACTCTTGAATCGCTTCTTCGAGTCTTTGGCCATTGGGGTCAGTCTCCCAGTCCTGTGTTAAATAGTTACCCTCAGCGCCGAAAGTGTGGCTGTTAACAACTCCAAGATCGGCTCCGATATTTTCCCCTATCTGGTCGATTTTTTCAATGAATTCAGCAGGTTTAAGTCCAGAAAATGTGACGCCCTTCTCATCTTTGAAATCGATTATTACTAGTTGATCTTCACCAACCATGCTGAACCCAGCGTCTGGACCCAGCGCCTTTCGCAGGGCATCGAAGAGCATGGTTTCCTGATCCTCGTTGAGCGGCCCCTGAAGATCCCAGTTGATACCCTGCGTGTATCTCCGCCCGAAGTTGCCGGTCTTCTCGCTGGTTGCGGCCTTCCGCTCCGCTCGGAACCAGGGCACCGCATCCTGCGTATAGATGTACTGCATGATCCGCGAGAAGACATCTGCCCTCGGCCGGTCAAGTTCAGCGCCACCGACCATGACGATGTTCGAAATCTCGTTCGGGTTGATCATGCCCTCGTAACCGCCGATCGCTGTGGCGACGTTGTAGAGCGGCACGCCGAGTGCTTCCATCACGACATGCGTATTGTTCTCCGCCAAGGCCTCGCGCTGGCGCCGCCCGAGTTCCTGCTTCTCTTCCCGCGGTAAGACATCGACCTGACGGCCCTGCTCGGTAGTCTTCGATGGCACTGCCTCGTGCGTGACTCTTGCGGTCACGGCCTCGATGTGTTCGGCAAATGCATCGACCGGGGTCACCTTGCCCGTCTTCGACATCGATGCCTTTGATCGCTCGTGTACCCACAGCGCTGCCTGAGCATTCCGCGGCAGCCAGTTCGTTCCGTTCCTCGCGTTGTAACGCGCGGTGGCATCCTGAAATATCTTCCGGGCGTAATCGTATTGCGTACCCTCGACCGAATCGCCAGCGGTGTAGCCCAGATTCCTGACCATCCACCGATCAATCGTGACATCGTCGGGATACAGGTTGGTGTTGAATGTGGCGTCGTACAGGTTGCGGTAGAAGCTCATCACCTTGGAGCCAATGCCAGGCTGCTGGTTGGTGATCTCCTGGGTTTCAAGCTTAGCCATCGTTTCGATGTTCGCGCTGGCGGTCTGCGGATACATGCCGGTCTCTGGTTTGGTCTCGCCCTTGGCGATCGCGTAGGCACCCTTGATCATGAAGGTTGTGTTCGCGCCTACGCCAGCACCCTGCGATGTGGCCGCCAGGATCTGGACCACGGAGTGCATCAGTTCCGGGTCGTTGCGGGTGATCTCTCGAATCTTTCGCCCAGAGTCCTCGTACCAGGTCCAGGCCTCAGGCGGAATCAGTTTCGAATCCTCGAGGATCGCCACGGTTTTCTCGATCAGTTTGTCGATGTCTTTGAAGGAGCGTCTCCCTGGTGGCGCTCCAGTGACCTTCTTGCCACGCGATGGGTAGCGCTCAGGTGTCGGGTCAGTTGCCTCGACGGTAGCGAATACCGGCAGCTTGTCGTAGCCGGCACGATCATCCAGGGAAACCGGCAGCGCATGCGATGGTCTGTCGAGCCACGCCTTGAACTGCTGCGGCTGCATGGGGAGTACGGATACTTTAGGTGCGGCAAGCAACGCGGCTGGGTCATAGCCTTCGCCGGCAATGTCAGTCCGGCGCGTCTCGATATCTTCGCGAAGCTCCTCGAGCTCCAGTTCCTCCACGGAATTGAGCGGCTCGGCGCGCGTCTCAAGGTCTGTCGCGCGTTCTGTCATGCGCGCAAGATCGTCGAACCACAGGTCGACCATCTCGTTATCTGCCAGCGGCTCACCAGGGTACTTGCCAACGACTTCGCCCTCGACTACACGAACCGGCGCAAAGTCTTCTGCGTAAGCATTGAGAGCCGCTTGCTGCGACTGGTAGCCGACCATGACCTTGTGTTCATCGAAGTTCTCGCCGACGGCTTCCCGGCGAGGGTTCTTCGCCTGGTTGATCACATACACGGTGGGGACTGTCAGGTCGGGTCCGATGTAAGCGTCGACCCCTTCGGTCGGTTCTCCATCGACGGTGTCGGCGCCGGGTTTCGATGTGAAGTAACCGTACCCAGAGTTCATGACCTGCGACCAGGGACGCCCCTGCTCGTCGACGCCAGACCTTGTTGCGCCAGCTGGCGTTTCGATTGCAACCTCGACACCGTTCCACGTGAAACGTCCCTTGCGGTAATTGCCAGCAGATTTCTGCGCATCGGTCGGGTCGATTTCAGTCTCGACTTCGGCCGCTGCAAACGCAGGCGCCATGTCCAAGATTTCGACGGTCGGGCCTGCCTCGGCTTCACTAACACCTCGAGCTTTGAGTGCCTCCTTCTTGCGCTTCTGTCTGACTTCGACCTGTGCCTTGGCTACCTGGCGCCGAGCTTTCGGCAGCGCCTTGATCGTGCCATCGTCTTCGATCCTGATCAGTTTCTGCTCTTCAAGCTCAGCAAGTTCCTCATTCGAAACATCTGCCAACTGATTGTTGATCACCTTATCCAGGAGCTCGGTATTCCCCTCGAGGACTTCAAGCGCCTGCGCCTCTTGATTTGCCTTGGTTAGGTCGAGATGCAGCGCATCCATGTGCTGTTCGTATTTGGCTTCCTCCTGGGCGGCTGGAGTACTCGCACGATTGAGCGCCTCGACGGTGGCCCCCATGCCGCCGCCAACACCAAAGCCGATGATGCCGGCATCGACTAGGCGCATGAAGGCCTCGCCCATGCCTATGTCATCGCCGAGGATTCCCACGTCGTAACCCATCTGCAGGGCTTCAGTGATTGGTTCCTGCAGGCCTTCAGCACCGGCACCGGCAAAGATTCGTTTCAGCCCGGTGAAATTATTCTTGGTGAGAACTCCAAGCGAGACCCGCTCGGTTACTGTTTCGGCAAGCGCTGAGAAAACGGCGGCTGCCCTCGCCTGATCTGGCGAATATCCGCGATCCAGCATCGTCCCGTATGTCTGGCCATAGACCTGGGTTCCCATGATGGCAGCACCGACCATGGGATTCTTTGTCAAAAACGTGGCCGCCACCGCTGGGCCCATATTGAGAAAGGCATCCAGCGATCCGAACGCATAGTATTTCAGGCTGTGTGGCTTAACGAGAAGCGCAGCATCGTCCCAGGTCTGTGTTTCGGCATCCCAGATATCTTGGGCTATGACTGCAACCGGAGTACTCGCTGCCACCAACTCCGTTTCACCACGGCCATCAGCAGTCCCGAGCCATTCCACAAAGGCATCGACTGGATGAACGCCCTCAGGCACCCGATCAGATCCCTCCTCGAATCCCCACTCCTTGGCGATGCGGTTATTCTCAATTGAATCCTGGATACGTCCGGTGCCGGTAATCATCTGCTCGGCCATCGCATTTTGCTCGAGGTCTGCGACGGTTACCGGATTGCCACCGCGCATACCGCCGAACACCTGCCGCCTGTAGTTCGGCAGTTGCTTCTCCATTGTTTTTGAGAATCCCTCGCCCCAGCCAGTTTCTTCGACACCTTCCCAGGACGCATCTTCAATCGCCTGCATTTTCTCCTTGGCACGCGGATACTTCCGCTCCATTATTTCCTGCTTGGATGGCAGTCCCAGGATGCCGCCACCGGCAGCCTCGGATGTAATTCGCTCCCATGGTTTGGTCTCATATCGTTCTCGCAACTCTGCGGCTTCTTCCGGACTCGGGCGCCGGATGATGAACGACTGGCTTTGCTTCGGCTGTTCAGCCCCGAGCGCCTTCTCAAGATCGTCCAGTTCCTTTGTCAGCCCCTCGCCAAACGGCAGATCAGTACGGGACCACTCGGCCATGGTCGGGATGCTGGGATCCTGAGCGAACAGGTAACCGCCGATGACCTGGTCGAAACGCGAAACCCTGTGCCAGTCTTCGAATGACCGTTCCTCGCCCTCGTCCTGAGATAGACGATACGATTCCTTGGCCCACTTCATGTACTCAGGGCTTTCTGCCGCTGCTCGCTGCAGTCTTCGGTATCGGGCGGGATCGACGTTCTTCAGGTTATGCAGCGACTCGGCCAGCAGCATCTTGCCTTCGTAGCCGCTGGCACCGGCATCCTGAAATTTCTGGTGATTGATGTAGACCTTGGGCCGCTCTTGGTCCTCTTCGAACCTGCTTTCTGCCCACCTGCGATCACCGGGCTGGAACTCGCTGGCAGGTTCAGATGCAAGATCGACGCTGGACAGCAGTCGCTGGCGAAGGCCTGGTTCAGCACCCTGAATAGGATCAAGGTCATGCACATCGAACCGCTCGCCATAGGTAGCCTTCGAGTAGTCGCCGAATGCTACCGGCACCTGCTCGCCGTACGTCAGGCCGTTCTCGTCCTGCTCGTCAGGATCTCGAACTTGAAATTGTGCGCCGTAGGTCCAGGCCATCTATCGCACCAGTTGACTCTCGTTTACCTTGACTTTCTCGCCGTTCTTCAGCATCCAGTACTCGGTGATGCCATTGTCATTTGTGATCGCAGTGGCAACCCCCTCGACTAGCTTCGATGCATCAGGTTCGCCACCGCCATTGCCATAGCCAGCCATGTACATCTCGGTCAGTTCGGCAACCTTGGCCTTGAACATCGTGCGCTGCTCTTCAGGCGTCGCCAGCGCGTAGTTCGAATCGTTCTTGAACAGTGATGTCGCACCATCTACCGCTGATCGATTCGCCTCCGCTCTGGTGTATGGCTTCTGGCGATTGGCAAACTTGAGTGCTTCCTTCTGAGCCAGGCTGAACGCTTCACCAGTGAGAGGATTGCCATCGGAATCCTTGCCGTAGACACCCATGTACATGTTGAAACGAACCTCGGTATCGAAGCGCTGCTGCTTACCTGCGATCGCCTGGTCAGTAGCCTTCATCGGCTTGCCATTGATAATGATCTGGCGACCTTCCTGAGTCTCCGGGTTCCACTCATACATGTAGCCACCAGGGCCAACATAGTTCGTGAACTCGCCGATCGGTTTATCAAGCGCTGCCTGCGTGCGCTGTCGTTCCATCGACAGGCGCTCCAGCGTGGCAGCACGATCGAACTTGCGATCAAGGCGACCCATAGCGCGCTCGTGTGCGGCAGCACGCCGTTCCTCAGCAGCCAAGGCCTTCTGCTCCTCCTTCTCTTCGCGCTGAGTCCTTTGGGCAATGGTGGCCTGTCCAGCCCGGCCGATCGTCTCGACATCGCTCAAGCCTGCTGGCGCCGCCATTAGGTTCAGTCCGAATTCGAATAAGGCCTGACCGAGCTTCCGTTTGCCCATGCCCTCCGGTGGCGGTGCGCCAGTCTGCGCGGTATAGAGTTCCTCGACCGACTTGCCAGAGGCTGTCTCCATGACCTTGATCGCCTCGTCGATCTGTTTGGGATCGGCGTCCTTCATTACATCTTCGAATCCAACGGCGTCCTTGGGCTTCGGCTTCGGTGCCGCCTCTGGCGGTGGCGCGCCTGGTGTTGGTCCGCCGACTTCGACCGGTGCGGCCTGTGGCTGCATCATCGGCATGTCGAAGGCAGGCGGCTGCGGTGTTGCGGCTGGCGCTGGACCAGGGAACGCACCTGAGTAGTCAGTAGCACCAGGCGGTGGGCCTGCCGGCGGTCCTGCCTGCGGCGGGGGAAACCCCCCTGCTGCTGCAGGGTCTGCCGGCGGGAATCCTGGCGGTGGCGCACCGGGCGCGCCTGGCGCACCAGGTATCGCTGATGGCGGTATGCCCGGTTGCCCTGGTCCAGAAAGCGCCTGCAGCGTGGCGGAGTTCGCGTTGATCCATTCGTTTAATTTGTCGCCCATGATTATCTCCTAGTACTCTGGAACCATGCCGCCGGTACCATATGGATCATTCCAACCACCAAAGGAACCACCGCCGCCACCGCCGCCGCCACCGCCGCCATAACCGCCGGCCCATGGATCTGACCAGCCAGCCCAGCCTCCGCCTCCGCTGCCGCCGCCTCCGCCTCCGCCTCCGCCAAAGGCCGCCATGCCTGCGCCTTCACCGCCCAGCATGTCGCCGAATCCAACACCGACCTTCTTCAGGAATCCGCCGCTCGCGCCAGAGGCAGCAAGTGATGCGCCGCCGGTAAAGTAGGCGCCGGCAACCGTGGCTGCCACGCCGAGGACGGTACCCAGGGCGCCCTTCTTCTCCTTCTGCGTCCGGGTCTTGGTGTGAGGAACTGTCGACAGCGTGTCGAGCAGTGGCTTCAGGTTGTTGACGTCCCAGTCCCTGGCCTCGATGAACTGGCCGTAATCGAAGTCAAGGCCTGCCTGCTCCAGCTGGCGCTGAACGCCGCCGGTTGTCAGCAGGTTCTGGATGTCCTGCGTCAGCATCTGCTGGCCTGCCTGACCCGTCGCCCGGAACTGCTCCGCTCCTCGAGCAAACACATCGCGATCGCGATTGAACTGGTCACGGGCAGATTCGAAGGCCTGCTGGTAGCCACGCCCGTACAGGTCGCTCATGGCCTCGAGGCCGCCGCGGCGTCCTTCGGCCTCGGCGATGCCGTGACGAGCGCCACCGAACGCACCGGACATGCCGGCTTTGCCACCGATCGCCTGCTGCTGCCTGGCGATTTCTTCGCGAAGCTCACGCGCCGCCGGATCCAGTGCGCCCTCAATGTAGGGACTCATGTAGCCCTGCATGTCGGCCTCGGTGAATCCCTGGACGCCCTGCTCGGTCAGTTCACGGGATCGCTCCAGGTCGGACTGATAGTCCTGACCCATGCCAAGCGCCCGCTCCCCGGCGACTCGCTCGCCCTCCGAGAGATCGGCAATTCGCTGTTCTTCATACGGCGTGTATTCCCGATCAGCAACTCTTCGGGCAATTCCTACAGCCTGTTCGCTACCTGCTTCAAGCCACGCGGGAATGCTGTCCGTTGTCGTCGTCTTCGATGAACTGCTCATGGTGTGGTGCCCTCACAAAATTACCACCGCCATTGATCCACCCGAGACCCTGCATGAGTTTGTTCTTGAGACCGGTCTGTTGGCCGCTCAT